ATGGACTATGTAAAGGAATGGAAAGAAAAAGAAGTAAAGTCAATATTAGAAGGTGCTGATGAATACAAAGATAAACTAAAACAGTTAGAAGAAGTAGAAAAACAAGCTGGTTATGATTTAGATAAAGCAAAGATAGAATATAAAGAAAGAACAGGAGAAATTGCAGAATTGAAAAGATTAACACCAGTAGTTAAAGGATATGAGGATGAGGAATTAAATAGATTATATAAGATAAGAGAAAATGCAAAAGATGATTATTGGAAATATAGATATAGTAATGCACTATATAGAGATTACGCTTGGAGTAAAGATTTGGAAGAAAGAGCAAGAAAACTAGTAGATAAGCATTTTAATACATTACAAGCAAAAGTTGAAAAGAAAATAGGAACTATAATTAAAATAACATCTTTAGGAGGAGACGATTATAGATTTGAAGGGACAGAAGGAAATTGTAAAGTGGAAGTAATATTAGCAGGTGGATATAATATTCAAAGATTACACACAAGATGGATAATAAAGAAATAGGGAGAGGAAATACTATGTATATATTAAAAGGTTATAAGGACAATATATCAAAACAAGATACTACAAGTGCAAAAGTAGAATTATTTAATTATGTTAGACAGTTAGAACAAAAAGGATGGATAGATGATATGATGGAGGGTGGGGTTATCTCACCTGATATTAGCACAATATTTTATTATAATAGAATGCCTTATGTAGGACAATTAGCTCAATTTAGAGCAAATGCAAGAGAACAATACAGAAAAACATGTGAAAATTTAAAGAAAGATTTTATTGAAGTTAAGTAAAAAGAGGTAGGAGTATTATTATGGAAAATCAAACTATATTAAACAATAAACTAATAGCTGATTTAGATGCAGTTATTAAAGAAGGAATACAAATATTAAATGAAAGAACAGGAACAAAAATAAATAGTTATAGAGTAATAGGAGATAAAATAGAATTAGTAATAGATGAAGTTAATTCAATGGATGAAAAACATACAGTATTAAAAGATAGATTAGGTATAAAAGAAGAAACAAATTCTGTAACTAATAATACAATAGATAAGTTTAAATACAGATTAGATACGATATTAAAAGATGACTTTAGAGATTATACAATTAAATTTAGAGCATTAGATAATACAGGAGATATAATATTCATACATTTAGAAGTAAATATACCGACTATACCTTATCCTGTTAAAGTTAATTTTAAACTATATGAAGATGGATTTATTGATATGGGTTATATGCTATTTGGTGCAGAAGGAATAGATGAAAAATGGACTGCAACATCAATAGATAGCCAAAGATTTATAGAAGTTTTAAAAAGTATTAAGGCTTATTATCTATCAAAGAATGAACTATCAGAATAGGTTATTGTAAAATATTAATGATGATATAAAAATATAATGAGGTGAATTATAATGTTTAAAAAAGATAATAGAATAAATTTAGTAGAAGCTACAAAAAGAGCTATATTAGAAAGTGAAACACCTGAACATATTGCAAAAGAATTTTCAGCAGGTGTAAGGAAATTAGATGATATTGTTTCTGCTTGTAAGAAAATAGATGTAAGACAAACAATGATAGAAAGAACACCAGATGGAAGTTGGCATATAATGACAACAGATAGAAAAGACTTATGTACTATAAGAGGAGATTATTTTACAGATAGTGAAATAGAAGATTTAAGAGATGATGGATATATCTATGAAAGAGATTTAGAAGAAAGTAATAAATTAGAAGAAAGTAATTCAATAGAATATTTTAAACAATTTAGTGATATTATAAATAAGTATTTACCTGAAGAAGGACAGGGAGATACAATGGCTAGTCAAATAGTAACAGCAGTAAATAAGTTAATATATAGATACTTTAATGATGGAGATTACTTTGATAATGTTATTTCATACTTTGATTCTTATGAAGACCAATCTAGCTATGCAAACTGGTTAGATAAGTATTGCCCTGAAACATCAAGAATATTATATACTATAAAGGGTATGGGAAATAGTAAAGATTACGAAGCATTATTAAAAGCACTAGCAGATATATGTTTTGATGAACAATTATTAGAAGAATATTCAAAGAAAAGTGCAGAAGGCGACATTTATGATTGCGATGGTAAATACCAAGTAGAAGAATATTATGAAGATGATGAAGATGAATATTAGGATATAATTCAAATGATGTTAATATATGAGAGGTAGGTTATACCTCTCATCTTTAGTTATTGGGGGTAAATTTTTTAAATAAATTTTGAAAAAACCCTTGACATATTTTAAAACTTATTATAATATAATAACATACTTAAAGAAAAGGAGGATTTGTAAGTATGAAAAAAGTAAGAGGTAGGAAAGAGAATTTAGGTAAAAGGATTGATGAACTTCTATCATTAAAGAATAAAGCAAAATATGAATCATCAAGATATACAGAAATGTATGTTGAAGATGTAGTTAAAGAAGCACAATCAACAATTACTAAACTTCAAGATAAATTAAACATATTACAATCTAGTAATAAAGATACTAATGAAAAAGAAATAATTAGAGTTGTAGATGATATGTTTAATATATTAACCAGAGAACATCCTAGTTTAATTCAAGTTGAAAATGATTATACTTTTTGGAATGATTTGAACAAAAAGTTCAATGATTAGAAAGGAATGTATTATGAAAAAGAAAAAATCAACAAATAAATTTAAGGCAAAGAAAGGAAAACACCTGAAAAGAAGAAGCTCTGATATATTTAAAACAAAAAGAAATATACCTTATAATGTAATTTTAAAGGTATTATTTATAATAGCATTATGTATAATAATTTATAATATGATAACAACTAAAGACGATTTAAAAGAAATCAATAATAGACTAAATGATGTAATAACAGTAATAGATAAAACACAGACAGAACAAAATACATTAACAGATAAACAAATACAGTTAGAAGAAAATATGAAAATATTAGAAACATCTAAAGCAGAAAAGAAAGCTGAGGAAGAAAGAATTGCAAAAGAGAAGGCAGAAGCTGAAGAAAAAGCAAAGCAAGAAGCAATTAAATTAGCACAAGCAAAAACACAAGTAACTTCAAGAGGTGGAACTACATCAAGAAGTAGTTCAACAGTAACATATTCATTAAACGAATATCAATCTTATGCAAGAGATTTATGTTTAAATACTTATGGATGGACTGAAAATGATTTTCAATGTTTAGTTAAGTTATGGAATAGAGAATCAGGATGGAATCCAAATGCACATAATAAATCATCAGGAGCTCATGGTATTCCACAATCACTACCAGCATCTAAAATGGCTAGTGAGGGTGCAGATTATTATACAAATGGAAAGACACAGATAAGATGGGGATTAAAATATATCAAAGGTAGATATGGTTCACCATCTAATGCTTGGGCTCACTCTCAACAGAAAGGATGGTATTAGTTTATGGAAGATGAAGAGGAATATTTTTGTAATAGATGTTGTCGACCAATAACAGAATATGAATATTATGATAATGTAGATGGTTATTGCCCAGAGTGTTATGAGGAAGTATGTTTAGATGATGAAGATTGGACGGATAATACTTACTTGGAAGATGAGGAAGATGAATATTAAAATAAAAGAGTAGTTATATACTACTCTTTTTTGTTATAAAGATGTTATATATTATGTATGATATATTTTATTTTCTTTTCATATATCATATTCATCTTCATTTTATGTATCACTCATAAGATACATTTGTTTTATTTTTTATTTGTCAAAGTACGAATACAGAGATTTTGAAAAAGAACCCACTAACTTAGGCAGGGTTCTTTTTCTATGGGTATCTAAAATCTAATACCAAAATAGTAAAATATTAATGAGGGTAAAGCCCTTGAATAATTTTAAAATTAGAGAGGTAGGAGGAAGATATCCATGAAACAATTAACAAAACAAGACATTTTAAATAAACTTTATGAAATTGCAGAAAAAGAAAAATTAGATTTTACAAGAGAGGTTCAAAAAACTATTAGAAATGAAGTAGTACCTATGGAGGTTATAAAGATATTAAATAAGTATGATAAATCTTTTTTACCAATATATGATACATATAATGCTGTATATCTAAAAAGATTTAATAACCCATTATATAGGAATTTAAGAAACCCATATATAGATGTAAAGGAAGCAGCAATAGCATTAAGCTCATTAGTTACTAAAATGCTAATAAGTATAAGTAAAATGCCAAAAGAAGATATATCAATATTTTCTACTGTAATGAACATTTCAGGAATAAATCTAGCAATAACAAATTATGCAATTTATGGAAAAGAAGATGAAATTATGGAACAACATAGACAAGTAAGAGAGTTATTGGAATTGTTATTTTTAGAAGATAAGGAGGATTAGAATGGGTTTTAGAGATAGAATAAAAAAGTTGACAGAAGATACATTTAAAGTAAGAATAATACCTAAACAAACTCCTAGAGATAGTATGGCAATAACATCTGAAAAAAATTCATTACCTAACCAAGTTGATGAAGCAATAGATAGTGGAAAAAGAATTGACCTATCAGGTTTGAGAGATTTGATGACATTAAAGACAGATAGAAATGAACAATATAAAGCATACGAGGAGATGGTTGCAGATGGTAGAATAGGTGCTGCAGTTGAAATGTATGCTAATGATACAGTACAACAAAGTGCTGATGGAAGTGTTATTTGGGTTGAAAGTGATGATAAAGATGTAGCAGCCTATGGTAATAAGCTTATAGAAGACTTAAACATAGACCAGAATTTATGGAGCTGGGCATATTGCTTATGGTTATATGGAGATGTTTATCTTGAATTATTTGAGAATACATCAACTTTAGGAAATAAACCAACATTATTAACAGAACCAATTAATCATAATGCTAATTTCCAGAAACAATTAGAAATAGAAGGTGCATATCTTGAAAGGTATATAGAGAAAGTACCAAATCCAGCAGATTTATATGACTTACAATTCAAAGGCAAAACAAGTGGGTATGTAAGGTCAAGAGAACCATTAGTAGCCACATACAAAAATAGAATAAATACCTATAATGTTACATCATCAACTGAAAAGATAGATATAATGTCTCCTATGAAGTTTGTACATATATGTTTATCTCCTAATATAACACGATACCCTGAAAAATTTAGTATAGTACAAGATACAGATAAGGTAAAAGATAAAAATGGAAATATAACATCAAGTAATGAACAAGTACATGAAAATTCAACATATACAGTTTTAAGAGGACAATCAATGCTAGAAAATGTATATGGACCTTATCAAGCATTAAAACTAAAAGAAGATAGTATATTATTAGAAAGAATAACAAAGGCTTCTATTACAAGAATTATACAAATAGAATTAGGTGATATGCCTGAAAGTCAAAAAGATAGAGTATTAAGAGATTTAAAAGAACAAATAGAGCAACAACTTCAAATGAATAAAATATCAGGAGATGTAAATAGTAGAGCAAGTGCTAATCCAACAGAGAATATAATATATACAACTACTAAAAATGGTAAAGGTGTAATTAATACAGTAAATATTGGTGGAGAAGCAGATTTAGGAAATATGGAAGATATTACCCAATCTGAAAATAAATTATATGGTTCTCTACAAGCAAATAAAGCAGCTTTAGGTGCAGATATGGATGGTACAGGTTTAAGTAATGGTGGTTCACTAACTGAATTAAATGCTATATATGCTAAAAGAATAACAAGAGGACAAAATGCAATAATATCAGGTATAACTACACTTATAAATATATTTGCATTAAGAGAAGGGTTATCAGAAACTCATGTAAACAATTTCACTGTTAGAATGGTTAAACCAGTTACATCTGAAGATACAAGAAGAGATGAATTATTATCTAATAAAATTAGAAATGTTGGAGATTTATTAAATCTTATTAGTGATAAAGATATGGTTGATACATTACCTAGATTAAGAATTATTGCACAGTTGATGGTAGATTACTTATCACAACAAGAAATTGCTGACATACTAAATGAAATTATAGAACAAAAAGAAACAGAAGTTGATGAAGAAGAAACAGATACAGAAGGAACTTTTGATAGTATATCTACAAGTGGTGGTGGAATGTCAGGACCAAAACCAATGGGAAATGAAAAAGGACCAGATTTGGATAGTGGATTAGGTGAACCTAATATGCCAGATTTAGATAATAGTGAATCAGACGTTAGTGCAGGTTCAAGTGATGAAATAGACTTATCAAGTATAGAAGGAGAAGACTTATTATAATAAGGAGGTGGTGTAGTATTGAAATTAAACATTATACAAGAATGTGATAGTGGTTTTACTCAACCATCAGCAGTTAGTAATATAAGAAAAGATGTATTTAAGAAAAAAGTTGAGGAAGCCTCTATTGATAAAAATTCTAAAGATGCAGGTATTCAATTTAGAGATTTAGTTGAAAAAACACAAGATGAAATAAATGACTATATAGATATATCTGGGTGGGATAATATTCCTAATAAAGTAAGAATAGCTTTAAAGAAATTTCAAAATGAATTTGATAGAGTTATAAATGAATATAGTACACCACCTAGAGAAATACCTCTATATAAATTGTGGAAAATGCTAACAGATGAGGAACAAGATAAATTACTACAATTAGTTGAAAATTTAAGCCATTTACTAGATGATGGATTTATAGTTAAGAATGAAAGAAAAAGAATTTAATAAATTTTAAAAAAATACTTGACATATTTTAAAACTTATAATATACTCTTTAAAGAGTTAAAAATTTGAAAGGGGCTTTTAAAATGGATAATTTAATTGAAATTGTAAATCCAGATGAAGAAGATTTCTATAATGGAAGATTATTTATAGTAAGTGTATGGCGTGGTGCTGGTTATGCACTAAATCAATTTGAAGTGTATGGTAACGATGATATTGAAAAGATATTAGAAAAAGTTGTTGCTTATGCAGAAGATAATTGTAGTGAGATATTACTAGACCCAGATGAGGTATATGAAAGTATCTCTATGGATTTTGAAGAAGAATTTAATGAATATATAAAAGAAAATCCAAATGAGAATGAGGATACATTTATTGCTGATTATTTTGAATATATGTATATTGATGGAACTATGGAAGGTGCAAGTCAACCATATTACATTAGGACAGAAAATTTAAGAATAAAGGAAATTAAATAAGAAAGGGGATATTTAAAATTATGAAAACAATTAGAGAAATAATTGATTTAATGGAAGCAGCTGAAGATTATAGTGATTTATATTCTGCTGCAAATGAAATTAAAGATTCATCTTTAAGAGAGGAGGTTTCAAGTGCAATAGCAGAGTACAAAGAATTAGATACACCAGTTGATGAGGCTTATTCTTGTGTAACTTCTGATTTACTAGACTTTTATATGTATGAAGATAATATAGAAAATTTAACAGAAAGTAAATCAAAGAAAACAGAAGGAATTGATGACAAAGTATATGAAGTTGCAGATAAAGTAGCAGAAAAAATTAAAGGTACTGGTTCTGAAAGAGTTAGCATGGAAGAATTAGATGAAATAGTTTCAGATACATGTAAAGAATTAGGTGTAAAAGAATATGATGATTTAGATGCAGACATAAGAGGTATTTTGGCATATAAAGGCTTAGATACAGATTTTGAAACAGGTGAAATTATAGTAGTAACAGAAAATAAAAAAGTAACTGAAAAAAGAAAACTATCTCCAGAAGATGAAGCACATTTCAACGATGAAATAGATAAAATAGCAAGACAAGAAATTGAAGATAAATTTAAAAATGATAAGAAAAAACCAGATGAGGAGGTTGAAAAAGAAATGGATAAAATAACAGAGGGAAAAGACTTTAATACATCTGATATTTGTAAATGGGTAAAAGAATCAATTAAAGATTTAGTACAATCTGATGAAGGTTGTTGTGAATATAAATTAGACGATGACTTATCAATATTCTGTGGTTGGTCAGATGGTTATGACCCAGAAGATAAGGATGGAATACACTCTAAAGAAAATCAATCATGGTGCTTAAATATTGGTATTAAATGTAATCATGAATATATGAAAACAGATTTTGATTGGTTAAATGCACCATATAATGAAGAAACTGGGGAAGTGTGGGATACTAATATGACATTAGATAAAGATGGAATTGATGAAACAGATGCTCAATGGTTAATTGAACAATATAAAGAAATTAGAGAAGCACTTGATAAAGGTGAAATTATTTTAGAAAACAAAGAGAAGAAAACAGAAGCAAGAGAAGAAGTAAGTTTTCCAGAAATTATAGAAATGATGGAAACTGCTGAAGATTATGCTGACTTATACAGTGCTTGTAGTTATATTAAAAATGAGAACATAAGAGTAGATGCCGAAATTTTAATAGGGGAATGTGAAGATGATGGGGATGATGTTGAAACTGCTTACTCTATTGTAACATCTGACATATTAGACCCATATTATAGTACAGAGAATGTACCTAGTCTAGTTGCAGTTGAAAGTAAGAAAGTAACTGAAAGTAATGGAATTGATAATTCAGACGAAGAGGATTTAGCTACTATGTTATATGCAGAGGCAATGGATTATGCTTCATTTGATAGAGATGGTAAATGTACTGATTATGAAATACAAGATTTAGAAGAAGTACAAGATTGGTATGATAGCTCTGTAACAGAAGAAACATATAACAAAGTTGTAGGTATAGTAAAAAATGTTATTGATAATATAAAATTCTATAATGATAGCGAAGGTACAGGAACATATATAGAATTAAATGATAATCATACACTTTGGGAAGTAGAAGCACCAAAAGAAGTAAGTAATGATGGAAGTTTTGATATGGTTTACTCTGATATTGTAAATGAAGCAGCAAATAAATTTCAAGAAGAAACAGATACTAAACTATTTTTAGTAGGTAGAATGGGAAGACATGCTTGTGTTGAAAATAATTTTACAAATGCTTCAAGATATAATGAATTACAAGAAGTGCAAGAAAAACTTGAAAAAGAGGTTATAGAAAAGGCAAATGCTTATCTAAATGGAAACTTAGAAGAAGGTAAGAAAGTAACAGAAAGTGCTGGTAATTATTCCAATATTCTAAAATTTGCACAAGAATTACAAGGTGCATTAAGAAATAATGGTTATAATGCAACATTTGAGGATGTTGGCGACGATGAGCAAATTGCTGCAACAGTAGAAAAAGATGGTGTAGAATTAGGAATTGGTATTTATTTAGGTGTAGAAGATGGTATGGGTGCTTATGGTTATGAAGAAGATACAATAGGTTTAGGTGGAGATTGTATGGGTGAAACTATATATCCATTATATGTAAAAGGTTGGGATTATGAAACAGGAACACCTTCTGGAAGCCCTATTGAAGGAAGAGAAGTATATGCTATGTTTAATGAAATAGATAAAACATCTGTTGAAGAAGTAGTAAGTATTGTAAACAAAACATTTGATGAAAGAGGACAACATGATAATGAGAAAAATTTACAAGTTAAAAAAGATACTCCTAATAAAGAATTTTATAATTCAGACACAACAGAATTCATTGATTAGAATATAGGGGGTATTTAACATGGCAAAGCAAATAATAGAAGTAAAACCTAGAATAAGATTATTGCTGAACGATGTTGAGAATAAAGTCAGAAAAGCAAAAAATAGTAATGATTATTTATTAGTAAAGTTTGGTAGAAAAGGCGAGTTCATGAGAGTGGACTTCGCCAAAGACCAAACTTATGGATTTAGTCATAATTTATATAATATGGAATTTATGACAAGATTGGGAATTATGGTTAGACAATATAAAGTATCAAATGTATTTAAGATTGCTGACTTTATATTTGATTGGGTTAATAGATTAAATAGATAATTACCAGAATTGATTTCTAGGGATTTTAATATACATAGGTAACAAATTATATAAGGAGGGACTTTAAATTGGAAGAAAAAGAATTTAGAGTTAAAGATGTAATAAATCTAACACTTGATAGAATGAAACAAGAAGGTGTATATTTTGCAACTAAAGATGACCAAGGATATGCAAGTGGAAAAGATTTATATAAATTAGATAAAGAAGGACTTATAGAAGAAAAAACTATTGATAGGATAGTAGAAGAGGTTATTTCTTATATGGGTGATGGTGCTGCATACCTAATAGATGCTGTAAACCAATGGATAGAAGATGGAATTGTAGAAGGAAAAATTGGTTATGTAGATAATCTAAATATGGATTTTGATGATAATGCAATTATTGAAGGAAATTTAGATATATATAATGCAGTAATAGACCATGATTTAAAAACAGATGTAGAGCCTAAAGAAGAGGAAATTTCAAAAGAAGCAGAAGAAGTAAAACCAGAAAAGAAAAAGAAAGCAGAGAAAAAAGATATATGTTATGAAGATGCCTATGATGTAGAAGGTAAAAGATATAAAGTAACAGAAGGTAATGAATATAATACAGAGGAAGAGATTAAATCAAGGCTAAAAGAAATAAATAAACAACTTTCTTATATCAAAAGAAGAGATAATGTATCTCTTTCAATAGGTTCAGAACAGGAACAAGCAGACCTATATGCTGAGAGAAATAAATTAAATGGAAAATTAAGAAAGATTAGAAATAAAAAAGTTGATATAGCCAATATGTCAAGTGAAGAGCAAGAATCATTTAAAGCTAAACTTAAAGAATTAAATTTATGGGATGGAACAGAAGAAAACCTTCCTAGTGCAATTCAAATATATAGAGCATATCACATGAACGAAAGTAAAAAAGTTGTAGAAGCTGTTTCTAAAAGTAGTCTAAAAGATGATTTAACAAAAAAGATAATCTCTTATATGGTAAGTGAAGGATTTGAAGAAGATGAGGCAGAAGATTATTTTATTGTAGAAACTAGGGAAAGTGAAAGTGGAGATTTAGTTGCAGAAGTAAGAGCAGAATTAGATTTTGATGGTTGTATGCAATTAGCAGAAATACTTGACCCTGTTGTTAGAAAGTATGATAAAGAAGCATATTTTGATGTGATTACAAATGGAATAATCCAAGCAGTAATTGAAATTGAAGCTGTAGGAAAAATATCTGAAAATTTTAAGAAAGCCCCTAAAGTTAAATCTAATAAAAAATCTCTAACTGAGGGGGCTAGAGAAAGATTAGATGAAAGAAATGAACAAAGTGCTGGTATTATTGAAAAAGCATTACAAGGTATAACAGACCAAACAAGTGAACAAGAAAGTGGAATAATAAATAAAACAAGTGAGTTATTTAACTCTTTATCTGATAGGGGTTACGATGTACAAGTAAGTTTTGATAATGGGGAAAGCACAAGCTCTATTTCAATAGGTCAACAAGGTGCAAATGTACTAATTACAATTACAGATGCAGAACAACCATTAAGAGCTTTTGCAAGTGGTAATTTTGAGATAAATGATGATAGTATAAAAATGATAAAAAGCATTATGGAAGTTTTAAAATAAATTTTCAAAAATACTTGACATATTTTAAAACTTATAGTAATATACTATTACAGTAAATAATTTGGAGGTATCAATTATGAATATTGAAACAGACATAAATAAAATACATTTTCCATTATCAGAAGAAGACCAAATGACATACTATTATAAAACAGCAATGCTAGGACAGTCTATTCCTTTTGAAGTTTATAAAATAGGAAATAAGTATTTTGATGTATATGGAACAGAATTAGATAAAGATGGAAATAATTTAATAGAAAAGAAAACAGAGGCTAAAATAACAGATTATATATCAGAAGAAGAATTAGATACAGCAATTAAAAATAACCCAATATTAAACTTATATAAAGGTTATGAAGTTTTAGATGATATGTTTATACAAATGAATGGAAATATGAGTAACCCTATTTATAAAATATACAAAGATGAGGATAATAATAAATTTATGGCTTATGTATCTAATAAATCTCAAGAAAAATTAGGAGATGAGTTCTTCTTATGTGAAGGAAAAAGTTTAACAGAAGATACAAATACTACAAGTATTCCTGTAATAAATAAGATTATAGATGAATTTGAAAAACTATACAAAGAAACAGGTATCAATAAAGAAGATTTAGTAGATAATGGAGAAATCTATTATATGAATGGGAATATGGGTACTGATGGTGATTGGGAAACAAATGGACATATATCTTATTTTATGTCTTTCTATAAAAGTACAGAAAGAGGATTTGCTAAAATAGCAGTAGATGTTTCAGGTAATATGTATGGTTGTTATTATTTGGAAGAAGGTAATGGTAAACCAAATAAAATAGAAGAGGTAAAAATATCCAATGAAAGTGAAATGTTAGAAGTTGCAGCACTTTTATTTGAACAAACAGATGAAATGAGTTTATACAACGAACCAATAAATAAAATAGATTTAGATGCTAATATACAATCCCTAGAATATAGTTGGTTGTTAGGTGAAAATGATGAAGACTGGGATGACTACTATAATTATGAACATGAAGAAGATGAAGATGAAAATGACTGGGATGAAGAAGATGAATATTATGAGAGTTTTCATAAAAAACTACAAGAGGATAAGAATGATAATATAAATAAAGACGGCAGTATATTTGATGATGGGGATAGAGAAGTCTTTAATAAATTAAAAAATCAAAAAGAAGAAAAAACAGTAAAAGACCTAATTCAAGATAGAATAGGGGAAGATATTACAGTAGGTGAATTAAATACAATTCTACAAAGTATATTTGGAAAATATGATGATATATTTTTACTACACAATGATTTATATAATGCAAGTACAGATGAATTACAAGATTTAGTTATATGGGACGACGATGATATGTACACAATAACATTTAGTGTAGTTAATATAGAAGAAGGTATTATCGAAATTACAGATGTTAATGTAGAGTAGAAAATAAATACAATAAGTTTTGAAAAATCCCTTGACATATTTTAAAACTTATTGTATTATTCATATATAGGAGGTATAAAATGAAATATTTAGATAGAAAACCTAGTGAATATATTGCAGATTTCAAGGACTTTTGCAAGGATTGGAATTTAGATGAAAATGATGACAATTCTATTGAGAAATACATAAATGAATTTACTAAATGGCATATTATGTTTAAAGGAATTGGTTATGTACAAATGGAAGCAATGGAATTAGAAGATGTATTACTTAGCAAAGAAAGATATTCTTTAGAGGAAGATAAAAACAAAGAGGAGAATAATGAAGAAACATTAGACGAGATATTAGAAAGAGCAATATCTGAGGAAAAAGATGCAATAAATACCTATGATGACATACTAGAAAAAGTTGATAATAAAGGTTTAGAAGATATGATTAAGGAAATTAAATCTGATGAGGAAGAACATCAAAAACTTTTAGAACATTATTTAGAAACTGGAGAAGCATTAGCTGATGATGAATTAGATAAACTAGAAAAAGAGAAGAAAACAGAAAATAAAAAACTAATTGAAAGCCATTTAGATGATTATTCATCTGAAAAAAGATACCAAGTAACTTATATATCTAAAGATGGGGAAGAAGATAAAGTAACCTATAAACCTACAAAGAATACTAATATTGCAGGTGTACAAAAAGAATTAGGTAATAAATATAAAGATTTCTTCAAACTAAAAGATATACAAGAAATAGAAGGAGAGGTTGAGAATATGAAAAACGAAGATTTAGATTTATTAGATAGCGAGGAACTTATTGAAAAAGATACATTAACAGAAGCAACAAGTTTATCTGCTGGGGATGATAATAATACTGTAATTGTTAATAAAAATCAATATGGATATAATACTATTGCAATAATTATAGATGATACTAATAAAAGATTTCAATTAGTAACAGGGCAATCACTACCTACTGGGAAATATAGAAAAGCTTCAAAGAAAGCAATTAGACAAAAGGCAGAAGATTTAAAAACACAAGGATATGAGGAAATTAAAGGTGCAAATAGTTTAACAGAAAATAAAGAGGAAGCTGTTACAACTCAAAAAGGTACATTTGAAAAAGAAGAGTTAGATGCAATGGAACAAGAGATGAAAGACGCTTTTAAAGATTACTGGAATAGTAGAATAAGTTTAGAAGATTTAGAAGCAGTTAAGGAGAAATTAGGAAAATATCTAACAAATGCACAGATAACAAATTGCCAAACAGAAGCAAGTTTAGAAGATAAAAAGGTAACTGAAAGTAAATCACCTTTATTTAGATTTAAAAATGGTGAAATAAATAGAGGAGAATTTGATGAAATTGCAGATAAAGAATCTCCTGAATATAAATTTATGAACCACATGATTGACTGGGCAGAATATGATAAGTTAGCAGACCATAATTCAGCAGATTATAAATATTTAAACAATGAGATTAATTTTGGTGAATATGCTAAATTAAATGAAAATGTTGAAAATAAAACAGAAGCATTTAGTGATAGTGAAGAAAGAGATTTTGTAAGATATGGTAATTGTATAGCAAAACAAGACTATGCAGATAGAGATGTAGTAGGTTATATATTTTTTGAAAATAAAGAAGATTATGAAAAAGGTATAACAGGTGATTATCAAGAATTTTCAAAACCATTTGAAAGAGAAGATATTATAAATCACATGAAAGATATATTTAGTAGTAATAATGAAGAAGAAATATATTATTTACAAGATAGAATACTTGATTATGAAAAACATGGAATTGGGACTAAAAAAGAATATGAAAAGAATTTAGATAGATTACAACAACTACAAAGTGGAGATATGTCCGAGAATAAGAAAATAACAGAAGATACTAAAAGAGATGATGTTACTGAATATGTTATATCTTTTGAAGATATGAATGATGATGAATATTTTGAAGATAAAGAAGAAGCAGATAAAAGATTTGAGGAACTAAAATCAAATAAAGAATTAAATAAAGTTCATCAATATTATAGAAAAGATTGGAATTGGGATGAGGAATCTGAATCATATATAGAAGGGTATGTAGAAGTATTTTATACAAATGGTGACCTTGTAGAAGAAAGTTTTGAGGATGAATTAGCAGATGCAAAAGCAGATAGTATAGAAAAAGGTTTATATACTGAAAGTGATGAAAGAGGATATTTACACATTGAATTTACAGATGGTAGTAATCCATATATAAAATTTGTAGATAATAAAAAAGAATTAGATGCAGAAATTAAAAAATGGTCTAAAGAATTTAATATTGAAACTGTAAAAGATATGGGAAGTAAATTATTTGTAAAAGCAACACCTAAAAGAAAAGAACCAGATTTATTTGACCTTGACGAATTAGATGAAAGTGAAAAACTTATAGAAGGTGCTTCAAACTTTGAGGAATTAAAAAATCAAATCATAGATGCCTATCATAGTGTATTACCTAATTGTGGTTGTACAGTAGAAAAAGGAGCATTAGGAAAAGATACATTCTTTGTAACATTCTACTTAGCAAAAGATAATAGTGAATTTCCAAATAAAATAGCACAAAATGATTTATTCAATATATCTTTCTTTATAACACCAGATACTAGAGATATAAATTTAGACGAACAATTACCAGAAACATTTAATTTAGAAGTAAATGGTAATACTATTTTGACTAAACCAGATAATCAATATATGGCTTATGGAAGTGTAAGAGTACCTTTAAGAAAGGTATCAGGTTCACCAGATAAGATAGTACAAACAATTACTAAATATGCTCAAAAAACTAAAGAAGTATTGGAAAAATTGGTAAATGATGATAAGATACCAGAAGATAGAAAAGAATTAGTTATAAGTAAATTATAATAAAATATTAATGAGGGGCTGGATAATAGTATTTACCCAGCCTATTTTAATAAAGGAGGCATTACATTGAATAGGTTAAATGAGGCATTAGAAGTGCATGATGATTTAAATCCAGTATTATGGGATGATATGGAATTAAAAGATGATGTTAAATCAAAATTATTAGAAATTGCAAATACTTTTATTGAAGGATTAGATTTTCCTATAAATGTCGCTGACATAAGATTTTTAGGCTCAAATGCAAGTTATAATTATAATGAACATTCTGATATAGATTTACATATTATAACTAATTTTGATTTAATTTATGTGGATAAAGATATATTACAACAATTATATAATGCAAGTAAGAATAGTTTTAATAATAATCACGATATAACTATAAAAGGTATCCCAGTTGAACTTTATATTGAAGATATGAATAGTATGAATGCTACAAATGGTTCTTATAGTTTATTAAATGACGAGTGGATAAAGGTTCCAGAGCCAATCAATTATGATATACCAGATTACTCTGAGGATTTACAGGAAATGATTAATGAAGTGGAAGAGGTATTATTATCTACCGATAAAGAAGAAGTTGAAGAATTGATAAATAGAATTTATTTAGGTAGAAAAGATGGTTTGGCAGAAGATGGAGAAGCAAGTATAGGAAATCTTGTATTCAAAGAATTAAGAAATATGGATTTAATTGAGAAATTAAAAAATAGATTTAATGAACTAGAAAGTGTAGAGTTGACACTTGAAAATAAATTAGAAGAAGATTTAGAAGATACTCAAGAGAACAGTGATTTGATAACACAAAAAGAAATTGAGTATAGAGAGTATATAGATACTCATATTGAAAATGTCAAAAAGGCTTATGATAGGATAGTAAAACAATATGCAGAAGATTATTTAACTGCAAATCAAATAAAGCAACTAGAGGATAATCTAAGTAAACATGATGAAGATAAAAATATACCTTCTATATTTGACACATATAGAAGAAATCACTACCCAATAAATGATGAAGAGAAAGAAGCAGCAGAAGAAGATTATGACATTGCATGGCATTATCATAAGACACACAATCCACATCATTGGGAATATTGGTTGAATAGTGCTGAGGAATTTGCACAAGATATAGATGAAGATGCAATGAAATTAGCATATTTTGAAATGTTATGTGATTGGTTGTCTTTTGGGTTTAGAAAAGAAGAAACATCTGCAACTGGAGAATCAACTGAATTTAAAGTATGGTATGGTGAGGCAAAAAAGAATATAAAAATACACCCACAATTACAGAATTGGTTTAATAAAATTGTTGAAGATATTATGAGTTTTATTGATGAAAATAAAGACACACTATACACAGAAAATAAAAAACACTTGACAAAAGTTGAAAGTTGTAGTATAATTAATGAGGAAAATGTAGATGTTAATAATAGAAAGGTAGGTGAAAATGAAATGACAGAGGTAGATAAACAAAAAGAATTAAAAAGAATGCAAGAATGGGTAAATACAATACTTGAGGGAAGAAAATTAGAAGAAAGCTCAATGAGCAAAGTTGCAGAATATATATCACATTATCAAGTTGGATTTATAACTGCATTTAGACAAGGAAATACTAAATCAACAAATCAAGATAGAAACCATGATTTAAAACTTGATATTATACAAGACTTAAATAAAACTAAATTATCCTATATAAAAGTTGATGGCACTTATCCAGAAACTAAACTTGATAAAGATGGAAATCCTATTGATGGAGAGTTTATACAAATATTTGAAGAAACTTTTGCAATAATAAATGACCAATATGATTCAAATGATTTTATTAAGATAATGTCTAATCTATGTGGAAAGTATGACCAAGATAGTGTTTTAATAGTATTCCCACCAACAAATAGCCAAAAGAAAATTGAAGATAATGTAACTGCAGCAGAGTATAATAAAGATGGTAAACAAGTTGCAACATATAAAGGATTTACTGTTAGTGTATATGATAAATATAAAGATAAGAATACAGATATTGAAGAATACTATACAAAAGTTGGAAATAAGAAATTAAGTTTCACAAATAGACAAGAAGTATCTGAAAGTATTGATAAAGAACCCAAATTCGATATATATACTTATAGACTAAAGAAACAAGGTAATTTAGGTGGTATGTTAGAAGCACAAAGAAAACATTATTTTGTTGAAGCTTTATTAAAAGAGTATAGTAAGGAGAAATTACAAGAAATGAATTATACAGAATACAAAGAAAAAGAAGATTTTACTTATGACTTTGAAGTAGAAGTACCATTAAAACTAACACAAGAAAGTGATTTAGATACTATCGAAGATAAACAAGGTAATGATATAGAAATGGATATTGATTATGATAGCTTATATGATTCTTTTGTAGATGCAGAAGAGATAATAAAAGAACTATTCAATGATGAAGACTATTTAAAAGAAATCTTCCCAAATGTAGGAAGAGGAAGGGTATATCCAGAATTAGTTTATATTGAAGAAGATAGTATGAAATTAAATATAGGATTTAGTGATGTAGTTGACCCTGTAGAAAAAGGAAATGACATACATTTAGATGAGAAAGAAATTAAATCTCAAATCAAAGACCTTGTAGAATCTGTTATAGATAATATAGGTTATATAGATGCTAAGCAATCTTATGAAGAATATTCTGGTTATACAGATGAAGATGGTGACCCAATATACGATACAGAATATTCAGATGAAAGTATATTATTTAGAATAGAATTAAATGGGGAAATAAAGATACAATCATTAGTAACTAAAGTAACAGAGAATAAGAAATTAGAAGAATCTAATTTAAGTAGAATATTTAATCATTATAAGAATGACCCATTTATAGTAATTAGTGCTGAAAGAACACCAGAAAAAGATGAAACAGAAGAACAAGCAAAGCAAAAAAATAAAAAAAATACACTATCATTAAAGAATGATATTAGAAGTGCAGGATTTGGTTATATTCCAGTTGACGGTGGCTGGAAAGAAGATGGTATTGTATCAACTGAAGCATCATTCTTTATCCCAAAGCCAAGTGGTATAGATTATAGTGATTTCTTTGATTGGGGAATTGAAATGTGTAAGAAATATGGACAGTATGCAGTTTTAATTAGTAATGGAGAAGGGAATATTGCTTACTATACACAAGAAGGAAATGTAGATATGGAGTTTAAAGGTGGTATTTCATTTAATAAAAATACAATAGACAAAAATATAGATGACGATGGTGGTGTTGGTGGATTTACATCATTGAATAAGAAAAACCCAAATAAAAACTTCCAATTACAACAATTAAAGATAGATAAAAATATTATAAATAATCTAGCAAAAGAAAATGCTAAATGTGATGTATTAAAACTATATGCAGATGAGTTTAAAACATTTACAGAAGAAGATATACAAACTCTTATAAATACTCTTTATAATAGTAAATTAGATTTAAGCAAGGATAGTGGAAATGCTGAGTTGGATGACTGTAAGTTATCATATAGTAAAACAAATGATGGTATTCAAATTTCTTTGAGAGAAAGCAAAGATTTAATTAGATATAAAAATTATTCTCAAAAAGACTATATGTTTAATAAAAGCTATTCTAATAAAATTAAAATAGAGGAGAATGATACAAACTTTGATATATTATCTAAATATAAAAATGCCGATTATGGATTTATACAAGATAGAGATTTAGAATTTATTGTAGAAACATTATATGGAAAAGGAACAAAACTTAATGAAGGTATAAATGATTATGGTGATTTAAAGTTAGAATATAAGCTTGGTAAGATAATAAGTTTAGAGCAAAAATAAAAGAGAAGATTAAATCTTCTCTTTTATTTATCCTACTAATTTAATTTTAACATTTCCTTTTACAACTTTTTCTGTTAAATATTTTTTATATGTTTCTTCTGAATTATCTTCAATAAATCTTTCTTTGTCAAATTCTTTCTTTGTGTATGGTCTTGTTAAGACTGCGTCTACACATTTACCATTAAGTTCATCTATATCTTGATAATTCATTCCTTCATATAATACTTTTTTACCACTATCAATTATTTCATTATTTAGGTCTATTTTGTTCATTAATTCTGCATATTCAATAAGTGCTTCATTATTAGGATTACTTTCTAATATTTGTTTTAACATATCTCTTATTTGAATATTCTCATAACTTGCATTATCTACCTTTTCAAATTCTTTTGATACATCTACCTTTGATGCATCTATTTCTACTTTCTTTGCCATAATTAGCAACCTCCTTATTATTTAATTTATAATTATAATACTATAAGTTTTAAAATATGTCAAGTATTTTTAGAAATTTATTTTAAGTTTTCTAACCAACTTTTTGCATATTTTTTACCTATACTCTTACCCATTACATAAGCATAAGGTAAGAGTATATTGTGTCTATAATTTAAAACATCTTGTGAGCATTTAACACTACTAATTATATCTGTATTACAAGGATGATATATTGATAATGTTCCAAAATTCATTATTTTATATTCAAATTCTGTATTATTTAAAATTGGGTTTAATATATTTTCTAGTTCCTTTTTAAGTGCTTTGAATTGTTCATTATCATTTAATTTATTAACATCTGCAATTCTTTTATATTCACTTAAATTATAATTTACTTTAAATTCTAATAAAGCAATTTCATTTAATATAAATATTATTGCATCCTTTTGTTTTTCGATTTCATTTAGTTTTTCTTTTTCATTTTCATCCAATTTTATAAATTCCATAATAAATATCTCCTTTAAAAACTATTATTTACTTACTATGCCTATATTATACTATAAGTTTTAAAATATGTCAAGTATTTTTTAAAATTTTATAAACCTTATTTATTATTATGTCTTTGTAAAATATTAATGAGGAGATTGTTATCCAGAAAGGAGATTTAAGTATGTTTGTATATCTAAATGATGGCAGAAAAGTAAATATGATGTGGGTTATGTCATATTACCAAGATAAAAATATAGTTATCTATGATATGATAAAAGGTCAGACATTAAAGATAGAGGAAGTTTTTAAAACAGAAGACGAAGCAAAAGCAAGAGTAGTTGAACTGGATGGTAACTATGTAATTTAAGGAGGAAATAGATATGTCAATAAAATATAAAAAAGTAAATCCATCTGAATTTATAGATATTGGTGATATACTTATGGTTTCTCCTAAAAATCAGAGGGTAACAAAAGCTATTAGAGATAGACATGGAATAAATGAAAGACTTGTTGTAGGTGTTGTTACTAAATCTGATAATACTACTCCTATGCCTATATTAGTTGATGGTGGTTTATCAAAATCTACTGAAAGAGTTACTATACATGGTGGTAATAGTAAAATAAGTATAATACCATTAATAGGAGGAAGCTCTGAATCTAACCCTAGAGAATTTGTTGAAATTGAAACAAATGGAATTGAAACTGTTGGAATTGACGATAAAAGAGTAGCGATAGGAGATAAGCTGACTATAAGTAGATTTACAGCAGGAAAAGCAGAAAGAAGAAAAATATCTAATACAAATCCATCAGGTGGAAGAAGTATAGGAAAAGTAATAAATAAAATAGACAAAGAGCATGTAAATGTTCTTTTGAATATAGAGTAAAGGAGGAATTATATAAGATGGCAACAAGTGAAAATATAGATGCAAGATTGCAGAGAGTAGAATCTTCTGTTTCAAGTTTAAACTCTAATTTAAACAAGTCAAAAACAGATATATCAAAAAATAAAACAAACATAGAACAAAATAAAACAGATATAGATACTTTAAAATCAGATGTTTCTAAAAATGCAAATGATATATCTATAATGAAAGTTGACCAAACAAATACAAATGCTGATGTTAGACTACTAAAAACTAATGTATCTAATATAAATGAAGATATAGTTGATTTAGCAAATCACGTTGACTATGTAGATGAAAAACATGATAATCTTGAAAAGAAGCATACAGAAGAAATCACAGTTGTAAATGATGAAATTGTTAATATCTATAAAGGAATTACAAAAATTGAAGATACAGTAAATGAAATAAAAAATAATGGTGTGCCAAACAGACCACCATACCCAAATTGGGGTTGTGGATGTATGCCACCACAACCACCAGAAGAACCTGAGGAACCTGTATTACCTGAAAATGCTACAATACTAGATAAATTAGTTGCAGATTATTTAAAAGAACAGATAGGTAATGTATTATGTACTATAATACCAAGACATGATATTTCTTCAAATTGGACATTAAATGACCCAGTTTTGACAATGGGAGAATATGGTGTTGAAGATGATACTCATAGAATTAAAAGAGGTGATGGTACTTCTAAATGGTCAGAACTACCTTATGAAACATTTGGTATTGAGAGTATAGTTGCTGATAAAGCATCTGATATTAGATACGATAATTCAGAAAGTGGATTACAAAAGTTTAATGTACAAGATGTATTAGATTTCTTAATTAAAACAGATGAAGAATTTGCTAAAAAATTTGATAAGAAAGAAGATATATCAAATCGTAAAGATGATTTATCTAATACAGATAATGTAAATAGTAATTCATATCCTACAACAAAAGCAGTTGTAGATTATGTAAGAGATGTTGTAAATGATTTACCAAGTGTTGACCCAGATGACCCAAATCATACAGGAAATTGCTTACCAGAAGTTGAGGATACAACAAAAGATTATACATTACAAAATATTCAAGGTGAAACTAAATGGGTTGAAAATGCAAGTGGTTCTATACAGGATATCGCTGCATTACAACAAAAGATAGATGACCAACAAATAGAAATAAATACATTAAAATCAGACCTACAAGCATTACAAAACAGGTTTGATAGTTTAATAGATTTGAATGAGGAGGAATTTTAGAGATGGCTAATGGATTATTAGAAAAGAAAAATTTGGAAGATATCGCAGCTGCGATTCGTGTAAAAAATGGAAAAACAGAAGTAAAGTACAAGCCAAGTCAAATGGCAGATGCTATTATGGAAATAAAAACAGGTGGTAGTATAATTGTTTCAAATGAGGTAAGTGAGGTACACATAGTAGACGGTAAAACTACAATAAATGTACCCAAGACTGAAAAAGAACCAGAGGTAGGAGATTATATTGTAGCACAAACTAGGAATGGTAACGATTATGATGCTGCAGTATTTAGGATAGATGCTGTTGATAAAGATACAGATGCTGATAATTATATATGTTCAGTAACAGTAAGTGATACACTTGATGTTATTGGTGTAGATTCAAGTGATGCAACAGCATTAGCAACAGATATTATGAAAGGTAAAACTGCTTATGTAAATAATGAAAAAGTAACTGGTACTTTAGAAGCTTTAGTAGGAAAAGATTTAAAAGTTAAGTCTGTAACTAAAGGGATTGGAGATGCTGGTCCTGGTGGTTCTACTGTTACTTATAGCGACATTAATGTAACTTTTACAAATGATTTAACAGCATCTCAAGTAATTAATTCTACAACAAGAACAATAGAAACATCTATTGATTACAGTGATATAGCAACAGCAATAGACTTAAAAGCAGGAGACATTGTTACAGGAAAAACAGTATTAGGTATTGCAGGTGCTGGTGGTGCTGCAGGTGGTATTGATACAACTGATGCAAATGCAACAGCAGATAATATTGAAAGCGGAAAAACAGCTTATGTAAATGGAGCTAAAATAACTGGTACTCTTTCTTTATTAAGTGGAAAAGTTGCTTCTGATAATGCAAGTGCTGTAATAAATGATGCTAAAGATGGATTAACAGTTGAATTAGGAAAAACAACTAAATCAATACTAGCAGCAAATTCAGCATTAAAATCAGATATATCATTTACAGATATAAATACTGCTTTAACAGCAGGAGGTATTGGTGTAAATGCAACTGATATTGCTCAAGGTAAAACTATTTTAGGTGTTGCAGGTACATTTACAAGTGATGCTAATGCTGTAGCTGCAAATATGGTAAAAGATAAAACAGCTTATGTAAATGGTGTTAAAGTTACAGGTACAATGAAAGAAGTAACAGGAACAACTGGTAAACTTATAAATAAAACAACAACTGAAACTGACAAATTAGTATTTACACCAGAAAATAATGGTTATGTTGAAACTTCATCTGAATTACACATTTTAAATACAGATTTAGTAACAACTTTAGGATTAACAGCAAATAAAATAGCAAAAGGAACAACTATTTTAGGTGTTGAAGGAACATTTGAAGCAACAACAGAAAAAGAAGATAAAATTACAGAATTAACAAATAAAGTTGCTGAATTACAAGCAATTATAGACGGATACGAAGACTTAAATGAGGTACAATTCTAGTAAAGAAGGAGTTAATAGATTATGGCAAATGGAATAGTAGAAAAGGCATCATTGCAACAAGTTGCAGATGCTATTCGTATTAAAAACGAATTAACAACTAAATATAAACCAGCAGAAATGCCTCAAGCCATAAAAGATATAGCATTAGGGGTTGATACCTCTGATGCTACTGCTGGTGAACATAATATGTCAAAAGGAAAAACTGCTTATGCTAAAGGTGAAAAGATAACAGGTACATTAGAAGATACAGTAGCTGAATACCCTACAACTAAACCATCTGAAACGACTTATACAAAAAATATAGTAAATGTTGATTTAAGTGATTATTCTAATAATATTAAAATGACCTATGTACCAGATGAGACCATAGGAAAAGATGGGGTAATATTAAGACCTAATATTACTTTAAAACAACCACATACAACAGTAACAGGATTGGAAAATTTAAGAGCAGAAAATGTCAAGAAAGGTGTTAGTATTGCTGGTATATCAGGAACTTATGACGTTGACTTGACGGAAATAAAAACTTTGACAGGTAATATATTAGGAGAGGAGGCATAATAAATTGGAAGAAATTGAAAATATAAAGAATGAACTAAATGAAATAAAAACAGCAAGAGATAGTATTAAAACTGCATTAGAAAACGAAGGTGAAACAGTTACAAATGATATTAGAACTTATGCAGATACAATACCTAATGTAAATAAAGTAAAAACAGTAAATAGTGTAGAAGCAGATGAAAATAAAAATGTTCAATTAGATGCTTCTAAAATCAATGTAGATGATACAGCAGAAACTAAACAAACTGTAAAAGAAGTATCTGATAAAATAATAGATACAGATAAGGCAACAATATCATTTTATGTGAATGATACAGCAGATAATATTAATATAAGTTTATTTGGAAAAACAGTTAGTAATAATAATTATAATATTGATACAAATAATCCTAAAAATGGTGGTGCTAATTCATTTCTAAGAAATTACGATAAATCTATTATGTTTCGAAAAATAAATAATTCTAATGGTAGAATAGATTTATCAGTAGCATCTGAAAATGTAATATTTGACCCTCAAGAAAGTGGTATAACAAGTACAAAAATTGCACCAGCAATTAGAGAATTAAAGGGTAAGATAGATGCAATATCAGTACCAGATTATTCTGTTATAGAAACAACAGTAACAGAAGGATATTCAAAAACATATTCATTAACCAAAGACGGAGTAGAAGTAGGAGTTAAGATAAATATTCCAAAAGATTTAGTTGTCAATAAGGGTAATGTAAAAGTAGTAGCAACAGCAGGTACACCTTATGAGGGAGCAGTAGTGGGAGATAAATATTTAGATATTGAACTAAATGACCCAACACAAGACCATATCTATATACCAGTTAAAGAATTAGTTGATGTATATACTGCTGGTGATGGTATTGAAATAAGTGCAGATAATGTAATCAAATCAAAGAATAGTAATCTTATAAATGGTAGTGCAGAAGGAAGTATAAGAAGTAAAAATTCTGCACCTGAAACAAGTACTTATGAATTAGGAACCACAGCTACTGCATTAGGAAATTCTACAAAGGCAAGCGGACCTAATTCCTTATCTGAGGGTAGTTTTTCGGAATCTAGCGGTCCTAGCTCACACGCTGAAGGTAGCTGGACAAAATCAAATGGTTCTAGTTCACATGCTGAAGGGACAAATACTATAGCATCTTGTAACAATTCGCATGTTCAGGGTAGATATAATGTTGAAGATACTAATGAAAAATATGCCCATATAGTTGGTAATGGTGACGAGAGTAATAGAAGTAATGCACATACTATTGCTTGGGATGGAACAGGTTGGTTTCAAGGAAATGTAAAAGTAGGTGGAACAGGACAAGACGATACGAATGCTAAGAACTTAGCAACAGAAGAATATGTAGATGATAAATATAATGCTTTATCTGTTATTGAAATAGTAAGTGCAGATAAAGAACCAGGATATACTTTTTCATTTGGAAAATTATGTGATAGTGTAATGGTATTCTTAAATGGTGAAAAACTAATAGCTCAAAAATCTAGTTCGCAAACAATAGAAGAATATTCTTATATAGAAAATAAAACAGATAACAAGATTACTTCTATTACATTTACAAATGATTTTACTATTACAACAGGAGATAGAATAGAAGCAATTTTAATAAATCCTTCTGAAATATCAACTGCAAGTGAAATATCAACTTCAGGTGAAATTTCTAATGGTGGTGAGGAATAATGATACCATACCATAAAAAAAGCATTTAGAAGATTTTTATACAGATAAATTTATGGAACATACATTATTATTTGAAGGTACAGTAAATGTACCTTCAAGACAATCTGGTCAAATAGCAACAGTAGAACTTCTAGATGATATATCAAATTATGATTATTTACTTGTTGAAAGAACTTATAGTGAAGTTTGTCAAATGCAACCAATAAGAAAAAGAGATGATGGTTTAGATACTTGTAGATTTTATTTTACAACAGTATCTGATTGGGGTGTTGAAAATGTTAATATGTACTCTTTATGGATTCAAAGAGGAGGTACAAATAAGATAGCTATATTATTTAATACATCAACTGTAATTCAAACAGATGGAAATATTAATATAGATTTAAACTATACATTACAACCCATAACTAAGGTAGTAGGAGTTAAACTTACAGAAAGAACATATACAGAAAGAGTATTAAAACAAACTATGTTAGACTTTGCATACCCTATTGGAACATATTATGAAACTTCAAATGCAGATTTTGACCCAAATATCGAATTAGGGGGTACTTGGGTAGAAGATACTAAAGGTTTAACAACAGTAGGTGCTTATAAAGCAACAGAAGCTGACCCAGGTTCAAGTAGAACATATTTACACTCAGGAAGTATTTACGGAGAAAGTAATCATATTTTATCAATAGATGAATTGCCTAGACATAGATTTGGTGTTGGAAGTAGAGCTAGTGGAGAACAAAATGCTATAGCAGCTTCAGGAAATATGATAGGTAGAGAATTTTTAGGTTCATCAATTTATAATAGTTATTACACGGAATTTTTGGGTAGTGACCAAGCTCATAATAACGTGCAACCATCAATAGGTGTAATTAGATGGCACAGAATTGCATAGGGAGGTATATTATGATACCAAATTGTAAGAAAATTATAAATGATAGTTTGAAAAAAGAATTATTAGACGTATTCTATCCAATAGGTTCATATTATGAATCATCTGACCCTGATTTCAATCCAAATAGTAGTTGGGGAGGGGTCTGGGTAGAGGACAGTAAAGGCAGAACTACAATAGGTGCTGGGGAATGTGATGATGAAGAAGCAAGAATATATACATTAGGGCAAAAGATAGGCTCATCAACACAATGGCTTACAAGCACAAATCAAATACCAGAACATGACCACTATATAAATATACAAGCAGATAAAGGATATCATAAACATGGGATAGCCACAAATAATGGTCAACAAAATTTAGATTGGGGTTATTTATTTAAGTATGAAGGTACTGCTGCTTATAATTCTGGTTCAATATCAGATACAAGTGGTGCTCATACTCACCAAGTAACTGGATATACTGATAAAACTGGTGCAAAAGACACAGTTGGGTTTAGTATAATACAATCTAGTATTGTAGTCAAAAGATGGCATAGAATATCTTAGGAGGAATGTATAATGATACCTAATTGCAAAAAGAAAGAAGATAATTTTTTAAATAAATATTATCCTATTGGAAGTATCTATATGAATATAAATCCTGTAGACCCAAATAAAATTTGGGGGGGGTATGGGAAAGGATTGAAGATGTCTTTCTAATAGGATGTAGTGAAACATATAATGCAGGTATTATAGGTGGTACAGAAACACATAGCCATCACTATAAAGTTGCAAGTATAGTAACTAAGATGACGGCTGTAGATGCAAGAGCAGTTGACTATAATACAGATACTGTGAAGGGCAGAACAGTTTTAAAACAAAATCAAGCATTTAATACAAATAGTAACTTAGGAGATGGTTCTGCATGGAATTATGGTGATGCAACATTTTATATTTCAGATGGTAAAACTGGAACTACTTCAAATATGCCACCACATTTACCTGTTTATATATGGAAAAGAATAAAATAAATAGTGAAGGAGGTATTCAATGATACCTAATTGTAAGCAAGAAAAAGAAAATAACGATATAAATAAAAATATGTATATGATAACAGAACAAATGATGACTATTTCAGAAGATGTACTTTCTGATTATCCTAATGAAGTTGCATATTTACAAAAATTAGCAAATGATGTTTTAAATGCATCTGATTATAGTGACTATCCAATAGTATTTATGACAAATGTAAATACACCAAGTTCACCAGTTGCAGCTATAATTTCAAAATATGTAAAAAGAAATAGATTATTAGAAATATCTAGTATATTACCTGCAGAAGCAAAAATAGACCTTTATCAATCTGCAAAGACACAAAATGTCTATATTTTAGGCTCTACTGTTGAAATAAGATTAGATGCTAATGATAAAGTAAAAAGTTCATTACTAAAAGAAACTAATAATTTAATAGGTACAGTAAACTTACCATTTTTAAGTACAGAGTTTAATGGTAATGGAGATATTGAAACATATACACCTACAAATGATTATCAACCTGCAACAAAAAAGTATGTAGATGATGTTGTAACAGAAAGTATAAATAATCTTCAACCACCTTCAAAAAAATTAAAATGTAAGAATATATCAACATATACAGATGTTATAGTATCTGATAGTGAATGTACTATAAATAATATACAACGAAATAAAGCAGTAGTAATTGAATTTTTAGAATCATATAATCCACGGAGAAATTCGTATAGAATATTCTGTATTAAACAGTTCGAACAGTGATGCAATAGTAGATAGTGGTTATATAGAAAGACCTGATTCTTCAGCAGATAATGAAAATGTTTTTATGATTAAAGATACTTCTAAAGGAGAATATATACATAATGGAATAATAAATGCTGGTGATATGTTTAGATTAGAATTAACTGAATTTTCAGGAATAGAAGGAATTTCTTCATTAACAATTAGAATCAATGAAAATGTAAAATTTTTACCTATAAACAGAAATATAGAATATACTCCAACTGCTGATTACCACCCAACAACTAAAAAATATGTAGATACCCAAATACAAAACAATTTATATCATAATTATACAACTGGTGAAACATTATCAGGAGATATATGGATAGATGGAAGTCCTGTGTATAGAAAAGTAATACAAATAAATTCAGTAATTAAAAATTTAAGTACATTTGCTCATAATATATCAGGGATTACAAATATAGTAAATATTAAGGGTTATGGTAAGGTAACTGATAATGCTTTTGTACCTATAAATAGTTGTTTGACTAATGGTATTAAGCAATATAATTCATGTGTTTGCTTAGAGGGAAGTAATATTATATTCTATATGTCAGCAGATAGAGAGAACTTCATAAGTGCAAATGTTATAATAGAATATACAAAAGCATTATAGGTTGGTGATTATATGAGTAGTATAGGAAGATTAAAAATAGACGAAGAAATACAAATTGGAGATTTAGTTGCAATAGACAAAATAAATGGTACTGCACATAAAGCAACATTATTTGATAAAAAAACTGTTGTAGGTGTATGTGCTGACATATTTCCAGATGCAAATGAAATTCTAATATGTAATGAAGGTATGATAGATGTTAATGTAACTGGAATAATTTGTTTAGGTGACCATCTAGGTGTTTCTGATAAAGCAGGAAAAGCAGAGGCAATAAATTATGAAATACAAGAAGAGAAACAATTTGATGTTAGAAGTATAGGAAAGGTAATTTATTTAGGGGATAAATATTCAAAAGCAAGAATACTTCTAAATATTAAGTAATTCTTCTTTACAAGGTTTACCTAGAATTGATTTTAATATAAAACTGGACATATTATATGTCTAGTAGGAGAGGTAGGTTTATTTTATGGACGTGAAAGAATTTGAAAAGAAAGCAGAATTAAAAGTGAGTGAGGAATGCTGTTGTGCAACACCAGTAGAAATATCAAGAAAGATAAAAATACATGGTGAACTATGTAATAAGCTTAAAAAGTTATATGAAACTAAAAATGCAGATTATGGAGATAGTATGCATCCATTATTTGAAGAGTATGGTTTAACAGCATTTAATGTTTTATTTGATATTAAATTAAATAGAATTAAATCATTACAATTCAAAAAAGGAAATTACGAAAGTTTAGAAGATAGCTTATTAGATTTAGCTAATTATGCTTTGATAGCTGTTACTGAACTTACAGATAAGAAAAATGAAGAAGAAACTAAAAAGAAAATGTCAAGGTATTAAAAATCTTTTACATTTTTAGAATTTATCTTATAATAAAAATAAAACACATCTTTAAGATGTGTTTTTTGTTGCAACGATAATTTAAAATTCAAATTTAATGAGATAAACTGTGAATTTTGATTTATCTATTAATATACTAACATATCTTTAAAAATTTGTCAACCTCTCTATGTAAAATATTAATGAGGGCAGAAAATGTCTTAAATAATTGAATATAAGTACAGGGAGAAGGGTTCTGGGTTACAGAAATGCTGTACAACATATAAAGGTTATTGATACAAGAAGGATTGTAGAGATATAACCATTTTAACCATACTTTCTCCCAGTATGGTTATTTTTATGGAAGGAGGAAAATCATAAATGTTCATTAAACTAAAAGATGGAAGAAAACTAAATCTATATTGGCTATCTGATTGTTTTGTAGGGAAACACGATAAGAAAATAGTTATCTTTTATATGGTAAATAATACTAAACTTATTGAAGCTTATGACACAGATACAGATGCTTCAAAAAGAGTTTCAGAAGTAGAGAAGATAATGGCAAATTTAGGACAAGGTGGTTCTGGTGGTGGAAGTTCTGATTGTGAAAATTGTTGTGAGTTAGAATGGGATATTACTTCTAATAAAGACTGTGGAGCTGCACCTGCAAAAACATTTTTTAAGAAAGGTTTAACTTTTACAGAATTTGCAGAAAAAATATTAAGAACCGATATTGCACCTTCATTTAATGTATCATTTACAAACATAGGTATATATGAATGTGGTCGTACAATTCCAAGTACATTGATGAAATTAAATGTAACAAATAAACCTGATGTAACATATACAATAGATAAATCTAATTTCTATTTAGATACATCATTAGTTGGTACAGATACAGGAGATAAAGCAGCATTCCAATATAATTATGCAACACCTATAAAATCAGATGTACCAAAAGTATTTACACCTAAAGCAGAAATTGTCTATAACACGAATAAAAAAGGTAGTAAAACAAATGGAACATTCCAATTTGTATATCCAAGTTATTATGGGGTAATCAATATAGGTATGAATGATATAAATGATACTAAACTAAATAATATAGTATCACAATGGACAATAGTAGAGAATGTAACAAATAATCCAAAAACAACAACAGAGGGTGTATTTAATAAAAGAATTTCAGCAAGTAAAGCATTTGATTATACAGGTGTAACTTTAAATGACCAAAGGTTCTTTTATATGTATCCAGCATCTTATGGTGCATTAACAAACATATTAGATGGAAATGGATTTAAATATATAGACAGTTATACTTCAAAGACAATAAGTATAATTACAACAAATGGACAAACAGTTCCTTATTTAGTTTACTTATTAACAGACCCAACAACAAATACAGGATTGATTCAAAAATATTCATAGAGAGGAGGAATAGTAGATGGCAATTTTAACAGCCGATAATTTTAAGTATCAAGGTAGAAAACCTCTAGATAGCAGAATTGTTCAAAAGACAAAAACAGATATGACCTCAATGGCAGAATCTATAATTTATAGTGGAATTATATGTTATGTAGAAGATGAACAAAAATTTTATGTATTTGATACAAATAACACAGTAGACCCAATATTAAAGAAATGGAGAGAACTTACTACAGGTGGTTCTGGAAATGCAAAGATTAATAGATATAAACAAAATACAGATTATAAAACAGATGAAATAATTATATATGATGATAAGATATACTTAGTATTAGCAGATTTTAAATCAGATAATACACAAGCAGCATTAGCAGATAGTTTTGATTTAGATTTAAAAAATAATAAGTTTGTACCATTAGACAAAGATACAAACTGTGTTGAATATAAACAAAACACAAACTATATAAAAGATATGTTAGTGTATGTTGATAATAAACTTGCTAGAGTAGTTGCTGATTTTATATCAGACAATACAGCTACAAATATAAATGATGCATTTGATATTGATATCGCAAGTAACAAATTAGTATTAGTATCAGAGGATAAGGTAGTAGATAGAATCAAATCAAATACAACATTAACTACTACTATTGGAAGTACAACAACAATAGCAATAACAGATTTACCATCAACTACAATAAATGATGTAAAATTAAATCAATTAGTGTATGATAAAGATGGTACAGTTGGATTTATTTCTAATATAGATATAACTAATAATGATGTAACAGTATTAACTATTACTAAATCAGATGGAAATGAAAAAACTATAAGATATAAATCAGATGTTTTATTAGATAAAACAATACTAAATCAAAGTACAATAAACTTTACAGACTTAAATACATTATATACAGTTGCTGACTTATTAGAAAATCAATTAGTGTATGATAAAGATGGTACAGTTGGAAAGATAGATACTATAACAACTACACCAGCAGGAACAACAATAGTTATAACAACTTTAACAACATCAATAAAAGGATTTGAATTAGATTATTATAAATATGATAATTTATTAAATAAGGATGTAGATACAACCCAAAATATCTTATTTACTGATTTAAGTATATCAACAACCTTAACAATAAATGATTTAAAAGAAAATCAAATTGTATTTGATGAAGAAGGTACAATTTCAAAAATAGAAAATATAGATACAGTAAATAATGAATTAACAGTAAGAATCATAACTATTGATACTATATCAGCATCAATGAAAGAATATAAAATAACAGAAACATTAGATTTAGCAGTAGACAGCCAACTATTAGTAAATGTTCCATCAGGTGTAAATATAAATGATATAATGATAGACCAATTAGTATATGATGATAATGGAACAGTTGCAAAAATAATTAGTATAGATACAACTCAGAATAAGCTATTAGTTCAAACTATAACAGGATTAGGTATGCCAATAGCACCTGATACAAAGAAATTAAAAATAGAAAATGGTGGTTCTGGTTATCAAGTAGGAGATATAATTGAGAGTACAACAGCAGGATTATTTGCTAAAGTAACTATGGTTGATACAAACGGAGCAATACTTGAAATAACAGATATAACAGCAACAGCCCAAAGTGTAAATGGTACAGATGCTAAAATAGGAAATGAACAAGTTATTTATGGTGGTTATGGTAGAAACTGGGCTGCTTTATCAAATGCAGCAGTACAAGTTGCAACAGTTGTAGCAGAAAAATTTGTGTACGAAGAAGGATATACATTTGAAATAGTAAATGCAGGTTCTAATTATGCTGTGGGTGATATAATTGGTACAGATAAATCAGATGTATTTGTATCTATAACAAGTGTAGGTGTAAGTGGAGAAATCTTAAATGTACAATACACAAGAGATGATACAGTTACTACATCAGGAACTGGTGCTAATATATCTGCAATTCCAAGCAAAGACGTATTTATTATTTTAGATAAATACTGGAATGAGGGTATTGCATTATTTACATTAGTAAATGATGACGGAGCATGGGTAGAATTTTTAAGAACAGATGACAGTCTAGTTAAATATTCTGCTGGACCAAATAATAAAACATACAAGTTTGTATATAACCCAGCAAATGGTACTATTACACAATCTTACACAATGTGTAATGGTGGTGGAAGTACAGAAGGAATATCATTTGAGGAGACTAAAAATTATTTAGAAAATGACCTGATAATGAGAAATAATAAATTATACAAATGTACCCAAGATTATACTTCAACAAATGATTTCGATACAGACTTGAATAATGGATATTGGGAACAATATCAGATAGTAGAAATTGGAGGTGAAATTATATAATGGCTTTATATTATGGATTTAAAAGTGCATTAGAAAATTCAACAAAACAATTTTCTACATTGGATTTAATTATAGAATATGATGATGCAGATGTTTCAAAAGTTAGATTAAAAACAGGAAATAAAACAGGAAAAGCAACTTATAATAATTTAAGTTATTTAACTGGAGAAGGTGGTTCAAAAGTTGTTAAATATGAACAAGATACAGATTATAAAAAAGATGAACTTGTTTATTTAGGTAATATACTAAAAAGAGCAGATAAAGATTTCAAATCAGATAATGCACAAGTATTATTAGAAGATGCATTTAAAACAGATATTGCTAATAACAATTTAGTAGATATAGTTGAAGAACAAGAAGTACCAAAATGTTTAGGCTCAGTAAAGACAGATAACACAGCAGATTTACCAACTAATCCAGTTGAAGGTAATTGGGTTTTAATAGAAGAATGTGTAAATGCTGCACCTACACAAGCAGGTATTGGTTTATATAGCAATTCAAGTTGGACAATATTACCAATACCATCTGGAACATTTACATTTCCAGAACCATCTGATGATGCAAAACTATATTTTAGAAAAAGAGATGTAGGAGCAACTAATGGGCAATGGGAAGCATTTACTACAATAGATGGTAATGAAGTAGAAATTCAAATAAAATCTTTAAAGGATTCAATAGATGGTGCAAAAGTACCAAAACAAAATGAGTTAGTATGGGATTCAGAAAGAAAGATATTAGTTGTAGGAGATGGGACAACAAATTTAGGAAATCTAAAACCATTTTATGAGAATACACTAACAGCATCTGATATAACAACTACATTAGGATTTACACCAGAAAATTCTGCAAATAAGGGACAAGCAAATGGATATGCACCATTAGATGCAAATGGAAAAGTTCCAGCAGGAAATCTACCAGATGCAGTAACAAATACTTATTCAAAAACAGAAATAGACCAAAAAGATACAGATACATTAGCATCTGCTACAACATTAGTAAATGCAGAAGCAACAACAGCAAGAACTAATGAAAATGCAATAAGAACAGACTTAACAAACCATGTAAATGATACTACAATTCATGTAACTCAAACAGATAAAGATAAATGGAATGCTAAAGTAGATACATCTGATTTAACAAATTATGATAACCACTTAAGCGATACAGTAATTCATGTTACACAAGCAGATAAAGATAAATGGAATGGTATGAGTACAGCATATTATGTTACTAATATAGCAAGTTTACCATCAACAGGTGTAAATGTTGGTAGTATGGGTTATGTGCAAGTATCAGCAGCAGGTGTAACACCAGTTGTTTGTGACCAATATATATATGACGGAACACAATGGTTACCTTATGATGCAGGACAAATTTCTATACAATTTAACTGGGGGAATATTCAAGGAAAACCAGCATCAACTCCTTTAAGTATAGACAATGCTGTAACAGTTGCACATAATCATGCAAATATGAATGTATTAAATAAGATAGGGCAATCAACAGCAGGTAAATTTACTTATGATGGTGTTGAAATAGGTGCTGTTGTAGTATTTTTAGATAATGACAATATGTTACCTGCAACAGGAGAAGATAATGTATTATATGTAATTTTAGAGGATTCTAGGGTTAGAAATTATCCATCTATATCTGTATGGAAAGATAATGCTTACCAACCATTAGGAAGAGGAATACAGGACTCAGCACCAGTTGTAGGAGATATGCAAATATTACAAGCAGAATACTATTCTGTTACTCCTGATACTGTTCAAAAGATTTCTGTTACTTCAAATCAATACTTTGCATTTATGCCAGTAGAGATATTGAGAGAAATAGAAGGATTAAAAAATCAAAGTAAAGAAATAGTTGATATGAAGGAATCTACTGATTATAAGTATGATAGTGATTTATTTGATATTACATCAGATAGTAAATTAAAGATACGCATAAAATCTAAACCTACAAATGTTGATACAGTATCTGATTATTTTTATTCTAGTGTTGATATTGATATGTCATCATATAAAGATGTAGATAGTATAGAATAGAAAGGAGGAAATAGATACTATGGGAAAAGTATTACAATTTAAGTCATGTGCAGTTGGTGGCGAATTTACTGGATTTGGAAGAACACCATCAAGTTACTACTATACAAGACCAGATAATACTGCTGACTTTCCAACAACAGTAATAAATACCTATAAAGACGATAAATACCTATCTGGAAAAGTAACTGGTATAGGTTGTGGTTGGCAACAATACACAGTACCAAACTCTGGTAAAGTTAAGTTTACTGTAAGAGGGGCTGCTGGTGGTTCTACTGGTAGTGGAACAATTAATCCAGTAACTGGTGATTGTGCTGGTAGTATAAATAAACCACGGAAGAGGTGCTAAGTTAGTAGGAGATGTAAAACTTAAAAGAAATGATATACTTTATATATTAGTTGGAATTAGAGGCTGGAGTAATAATGGTTCAGATTGGGGTTCTGGTGGAGGAGGAGCATCTGCTGTGCTCCTTGATAACCCTGCTGGAGCATATACATTTGCACCTTTAAATAGAAAAGTTGATGTATTATTTGTTGCAGGTGGTGGAGGTGGATGTTATGATTCAACTTTTGGAACATATTATTATGGTGACGATGCAGTTGTAACAGATGGTACTAATACAAATGGTGGTTCTGCTAATGGAGGCTCTGGTGGTGGAGGTTTGACTGGTAATGGTGCAAGAGGAAATGGACCAGCAGGTGGTCAAAGTCTATTATCTGGTAACTCTGCAGGAAACCCAACAGATATTCACTACGGAGGATGGGGTGGACGGAGGTTCATCTTATGACGGTGGTGGAGCTGGTGGTGGTTACTCAGGTGGAAGTGCTTATGGAAATGGCAGAGGTGCTTCAGGAGGAACATCATATATCAACCCTACTTTATGTAATGAAATTTCAAGGGGTTATGCAACAGTTACGGATGATGGCAATAGAAATCTAACTAATCCTTGGACAGCCTATGGTTTTGTAGAATTAGAATTAGGAAGAGACGAAAATAAATATATTATAGTAAAAGATACAGATGGTTATAAATGGTTTAATGGAGAAGATACAATAGAAGGTACTGTAAAAACAGGATTTACTAATCAATGGGAATTAATACCAAATGTAACAACAGAAGCAGATTTAACAGAAGATATATATAAAGATTATGGCAATACACTTATTATAAATAGCAATGGTTTAAAAGATAATTCAAAATTCCTTGTAATGTCAAAAGAACCAGATGAAAGTATTACAGTAAGTGGAAATGTAAATAAAGCAATAATAGAACAAATCAAAGATGTAAGTATATCTGATGTATCAGAACTTAAATCTGTTACTGCTACAACAAATCTAACTAATCTAAATGTTAAATTTGCAGTATCTAAGAATAGTGGTAAGACTTGGCAAACTTATAGTACAGGAAATTGGGTAGATATAAATATAAAAGATAAAGATGAATTTTCAAATAATGGTTATAACTTATCTCAATTTAATTCAATTCCAGTTTTAGATTGGAATAACTACAAAGCAAAAACTGTTAAATTTGCATTTATAATTACACAAGATGGTATGAATAAAAATACAATTATAGATAACATAAAGATAGTTGCAGATTTAGTAGGTTCTTGGAGACACTTTAAAGAATCTGAGGCAGGTTATGAGTATATATCAGATACAGAATTAAAAGTAACATTCATAGAAGGTGGAAATTATAAAGTAAATTATTTAGATAGTTTAAATCAATCCACAAGTAATTAAATATAATCAGGAAAGGTGACATTCCTTTCCTGATAAAATAAAGAAGGAGGGTAAACATTAATTATGGCTAATGGAATAATACAGTTTGTTAAAGACTTGATAAATGATAATGCAAGGAGTACAAAAACAACTTATTCATCTGATAAAATAGAACAGTTAATATCAAGTATAAATAATACAGGTGTTGGTACAGAAGTAATATTAGGTTGTTTTAATAGTACAAATGCACCCACAACTTTTGTTCAAGATGACCAATATTATAATATAACAGATGGTAAGATTTATAAGGCTACATCAAGTACATCTTGGGATAGTGGAAATATACCAAAAGAAGATGTATTATATGCAAGTATTAATGACAATAAAATATATGCTTATATAAAAGGTGTATGGGATGTCTATGGTGGTACTAATACAAAAATATCTCAAAAAGTAAATAATATATTAAAAGATTTATCAGGACAAACAAATGCAAATGAAAACGGATTATATGTACCATTATCAAAGAAATCAGGAAATGTAATCGATAATTTAACAGGACAAGCAACTGATGTGAATAATGGTTTGTTTATAGGTAAATCTGCAAAGACAGATAATGCCTTACAAAAATTAACTGGTAATACAAATCCATCAGAAGATGGTTTATATGTAGAAGATTTAAACCCAAAAATAAATAAAATAAATGCTACAACAAAATTAAATGAAGGAAAGACACAAGAATATTTTTATTTAACAGGTAAAGGTAACGGTGAATATTCAGATGTTACTAATCAAATTTCTTTATCTAACAGTAATTATGACTTTTTATATCTAATGAGAAATGAGGATTTACAAACATCTATCGATGATACTGCAAGATATGATTTATCTAAAAATGGAATAACACCAGCCACTGGTTCATTTGTAACTTTAAAAGCAGGGATAACATATAATATAGAATATAGTATATTGTCATCAAGTCAAGGTTCTTATTCAATTACAGATGAAAATGGAAAAAGAATAGGAAATAGAGGATATATTGGTGTTAGTAGCTTTGGAGACAGCACAGTATCTGCAATGGCAAAATATGATAAAGATACAAAGATTTATTTTAGGTATAGAGCAAATACAACACAAAATATATATCCAGGATGTTCTTATATCAAAATAGAAGCAATGGAATATTTAGCAATAGACCCATTACAATATATTGATAATACAAATGGTACACAAGATACACCTGTTGGAACTATCATAAATTTAATGGGAAATAATGCTCCTAAACATTATTTGAAGTGCGATGGTGCAGAATACAATATTGCAGATTATCCATATCTTGCAGAATATTTCAAGGCAGAGTTTGGTAGTATTAATAAATTTGGAGGAGATGGTTCAACTACATTTAGAGTACCAGATTTGAAGGGTGAATTTTTAAGAAATACAGGAGTAAATGGACATGCAAATCAAGGTAATGGTTCAACAGTAGGAACACATCAAGATGCTACAACTTTAGCATATCAATTAACTTATACAGATGGAAAATTATATACTAAAAGGGATGCTGCAGGAAACACAGCAGGACCAGGTAACTCAGATTTTATGACAAATGAAAATAATGCTTGGTCATCTCAATTTAATCCTCGGAAGTATGTATAGAGATAATATATCACCTTTTCGATATACAACCAGACCTACAAATACATCTGTATTATACTGTATCAAGGCAGAACCTACTTACTTCATAAATGTAATTGGTACTACAATAGAAGATGAACTATTAGATAATCAAATAGATGTAAATCTTCCAACAAATGTGGATTTAACTATGATGCTAAATCAAGATATACAATTAAATGATAAGATAACTAATTATGACGAAATAAAAGTTAAAATAGGTTTAGACACAGGAACAGGTACATCTAATAGAGATATAAAAACAATAGAAACTAATGATATTTCATATACTGCAACAATAGGTAATGATGCCTATACTATGGATATGACAGTTGTTGCTGGTAGCGGAATACACACAGCAAATATAATATTCTCATTTAAAGATGATGAAACATTTACAGCAATAAGGTCAGGATATTATTGTACTGGAACTAAATCATGGACAGGATTAAAATTATTATCTATAAAAGGAATAAAAACAACTTCTGTTGTTCAAGGTGGAAACTTTGGAGGAAATGGAAGTTCAAATTCAAATTGTGATTGTGGAATATTAACAACAGCACAGATAACAAAAGCAGTTACAGATACTAAAACAGAGTGGGATAAATAGAAAGGAGGAAGTAAATTATGAATTTAAAAGAAGTTAGAGAATATACAGAAAGTTTAATAAAAAGCTATTTTAAACCAAAAGTATTAAAGAAATTTGATGAAGATACTAATGGAAATCTTACCTATGATGGTAATCCTATGTCTGCAAAAGTATCAGGAAAACCAGAAAATGCAATAGAAGTAATAAATGATATAAACACACCAACAAACGATGGACTATTTGTAGAAGATTTAAGACCAGAATTTATAAGAAAAGTAAACATTGCACAAAAGACTATCAATGAAGGTTTAGATTATATTTTATGTTCATTTGATTTTATAACATTAACATTAAATACAAGAATACCATTTACCAAAGTAGAAGGTAATTTAGAAGTAACCTCCGATACTATTAAATTAAATGAAGGAAGAACTTATAAGATAGATATTAAAATTCCAACAATGGCTACTAATGGTACTGATAATATTTATAGAATCTATGATGTAACTAATAATATAGAGATATGTAAGTATAATCCAATTACAAGAAATAGTTATGAAAATGGTGATACTTGTGCTTATGTGTACACACCACAAACTGATTGTGAAATATCAATTTTACCTACATTAGTTACATCTGGCTCTACCACTAGGGATAATGCTAATATCATAGTAACTGAAATAGGAAGAGTAGCAACAATAGACCCAGTAAATTATATTGATACAACACAGGGTATTCAAGATGTACCAGTTGGAACTTTAATAAATACAGAAGGACCTCAAAATCCAGAACATTACTTGTTATGTGATGGTACAGAATATAATAAAGAAGATTATAGAGATTTAGCAGAAGCAATCAAGAAAGTATATGGAAGATATAACTATTTTGGTGGTGATGGAACAAATACATTTGCAGTTCCAAAATATGTAGATACAAATAAATGGTTTTCACCAAAACAAACAAGCAATTCTAATCCTTATAATGTATCTGCTTCATCTTCTTATAATAGTTGGCAAATCTGGTGGGGATTTAATAATAATTGTACTACTTCTGCTAGTAATGCATGGCATTCAGCAGTTGGTTCAACTACAGGACATTGGGTTCAAATTGATTTTAAAGCAATTAAATCTTTAAGTGGTATTAGTATGGCTCCAAGACCAGAGGGTAACTATAATGTATCAAGAATGCCAAGAGATTTTGATATTATGGGTTCAAATGATGGTACTACTTGGAATATTATTAAAAGTTATACTGGTATAAATGATTATGAAAATTATAAATATAGAGAATTTATATTTGATAGACCTGAAAAATACAGATATTATAGAATAGCAAATATTGTAGTTACAGGTGATTGTGTTAATATAGCAGATATTCATTTTTTAGAAGCACCAGAAAAATATATTTATATCAAAGCAACACCTACTTACTTTATAGGAGGTGTAAATGGATATGAAGAAATAAGAAATCTAACAAACGGATTTATAGATTTAACATTAGGAACTTTAAATTATAGAACAACTTTATTAGAATCTATTGAAAACTTTGATAAAGTGGAAGCAACTATTGAAGGAACATGGAAAAATACAGGAACTAAATTAGGACTAAAAACACATTATTTTAATGTGGCAGATATTAAAGAAAGATATATCTCAGATGGGAACTGGAAGAATGGAAATCAATTAAATTATATTGACACAATAATTGATAAAGATTTTAATTATATAACTGCTATATTTATGAATGATAAAATAGTTAATTTAAGTTGTTATGGAGATACAAATAACATTTCAGCTCTTCATATTAGGTTAAGAGGAATAGTAAATCATTATAAAGTAAAGAGTACCAATTAAATAAAATAGGGGTAGACATATAGGGATATTATTTCCCTATATGTTGTTTTATTATAACAAACTTAAAACTTATGTTTAGTAAAATATTAATGAAGAGATGATATTATAAATTAAGGAGGATTTATGTATGAAAAAGTTTCTTAATATATTCTTAAAATTCTTTCCTATACTTCTAATGGGTATTATACTCCTAATATCTTCTTATATATTCAGTTTGAATAAAAAACAAACTTATGAGAGAGTAAGAAGCATAAAAGAAAGTCAAGTTCAAATCATTGCTAGTCAAGTTGATTTAGGAACAAGTTTAAACCCAAATTATACACAAGATAGTGATAATATTAAATTATTAAAAAAGTCTGTTGAAAGTATAAATGAACAGGCAGGTGTATATTGTTATTTATTTGATAAAGACTGCAATTTAATGTCTGGTTTTAGTAAAACACAGAAACACATAACAGGTGAGGCACTAATAAAAGAATTAAAAGATAATAATATAGAAGTGTTATTATCAGAAGAATATCACGGATATATATTAACTAAAACGGAAACAAGGGAAAGATTTACAGTATATTGGCAAGGATTACCATCAGGAAATAGAGATTCTTGTGATTTCTTTATAATTCTTGCAGTATCAGAAAATGAAGTACAGGAGAATGAAGCTATAAACTCATGTAAAACAATGATAGGTCTACTAACAATCGGATTGAGTATATCTTTATATGCAAATCTTTTTATGAAACCTTATTATAATGAAAGTGATAAATAGCAAAAGAAATTTATTTTAGGAGGTTTTTATGTAATGAACAATGGAATACAATGGTCAGACTTAATATTCAATTTATCTATTTCATTTTTTGGTGGTTTAATAAAAAGTATAACTATTAAAGTAAAGCAAAAAACATGGACCTACTTTTTTGCATCAGCAGTTGTAGGGGGATTTGCTGGTTTACTTACTTATATGTTATGTAATAGTTTCAATCTAAGTTGGCAAATGACAAGTTTTGCTACAGGTGTTGCAGGTTACATGGGAGACTCCATATTAAAAGTATTTAGTGAAATATTACCAAACTTTCTATCTGGTAAATTTAATATACAAATAAGTAATGTTGAAAATAAAGAAAAAGATAATAAGGAAATTAAAGATGATAAAAAATAATAAATAAAAGAAACTCTATTTAGAAATAATAGGGTTTCTTTTTAGTTTACTTAAATAATATGTAAAATATTAATGAGGGAAACTTACATAAATATATTAACATCTATAAGGAGGTTATAATGAGAACTAAATATGATTTAAAAACAGTTGCAAATCAAATAGCAGAATTATCTGGTGGTATAATAAGAAATCAAAAGAAATTTGAAGGTTCAATAGATGAATATTTTATATCAGAAGTAACAGAAGAAATGCTAATAGATGAATTAGGATTTGAATTTAAAGGTTATACAAGTTATGGTGTTGCACCTTATTACGAAAAAGGAAATATTATGTGTTATTTTGATGACGTTGTATTGCATGTTATGGAAATTACTTATTCTGTATTTGAAAGTATAGAATAGATTAATATAAAATAGTACAAGACAAGTTTTCAATTTAGTCAAGTTCTAAAATAAGTATAGTAAAATATTAATGAGGCAGGAAGAAATGATTGTTTTTCTTCTTATTCTCATACATGTATTTGAATAGAATAGAGAGGTAATGATATGGGAAAATCAATGATAATTGAAGCTCAAGATTCTTCTCTTGTATATGAAGAAGGACAAAAAGGTGTTCTTGGAAAATTATCTGGAGTCTTTGCAGACTTCCACACTGGAACTAGAAATGGTGACAGATTATACAATGAGGAACTTTGGGATAAAAGAGTTTTTGGAAATGAAGATGTAATGGAAGCATTAGAAACTAGAACTTTATTTGGGGAACTAGACCACCCAGAAGGAGATAGATGTGAAACAGAAGCTAAGAATGCTGCAGTATCTATAATCAAATTAGAAAAAGATGCTGAACAAGGTGTAGTAAAAGGTGATGCATTAATTCTTGATACACCATCTGGAAGAACTTTAAAGGCACTTGTAGACAGTGGAGCACAAATGGGTATTTCAAGTAGAGGTATAGGTGAGGAAATCATATCTGAAGGTCAAACAATAATAGACCCAGATACATACGATTTCATTACATTTGATATAGTTGTTACACCTGCTAATAAAGGAGCTAGACTTTCTTTAGTAGAAGGTAGACAAAGAGATACTAAATTATATAAAAGCTTAGAAAAAGAAATTAATGAATGTATAAGTTTAAATCAATTAGACCAATTAAGTAAGGTTGTTGAATCAGCAATACCAGTTGGAAAAGCAAAATTGAAGAAACTTATTGAAAATAAGATAACTACACTTACGTCTGATGAAGATATTACAGACACTAAAAGTGAAGATATAAATAATGGTAATAAAGATATTATACCTAATAAGGTTCAGGAAGGAAAATCTAAAATACCTGTTGAAAAACAGTTAAAGATTAAACTAAATGAACAAAAACTTGTATCTAAAGAATTACAAGTATCATCAACTAATCTTATGAATGAGAATAAATCATTAGTAGAAAAAGTTGATAAACTAAAGAAATCTAATAAATTGTTACAAGCAAAATTAATTGAAAGCAGAAAAACAGAGAAAAAAAGTAATTTATCTTATAATAAATTAAATGAAAACAATCAAGAAATTGTTAGAAAATTGAAAAAGATAAATGAAAATAAAATTAAAAACCTTGATGAAACATACAAGGACAAAATTAAATCTTTGGAAGAAAACTTAAAAATTAATGAATCTAAAAGTACAAAGTTATTAGAGGCAAACAAAACTTTAAGTAAGGAGCTTTTAAATTCTAAATCTAAATTAGAAGAAGCAAATAATAAACTTAAAGAAAATGCTCAGTTAGAGCAAAAAGTTAAATTGTTAGAAACAAAATTAAAAAATACTGAACAAGCAAATAAAACCAAATTAGAAGAAAGTAAAAAACTTCAAAATAAAGAGGTTGAAAATTTAAGAAATCAATTAAATCAAGCAAATACTCAAATTTCAAAATTAACAGAAGCAAATACTAGGATAAGCAAATTACCTTTTAATGTTACAAGGGCTAATTTAAAATATGAGAGTATGGATACTGGTTTAACAATGAATGCTGAGGAACAAGCTTTATTTAATGCAATGGTTGGAATGAATCATAAGAAATAATAATAAATATTTGAAAGGGGTTTTTCGAAATGACAGGAAAAGCATTAGTAGAAGCACAATCAAAATCAACAGTTGCTTCAAAATTTGAAAGTAGAATTAAATTAATCGAATCTGCCAGAGCAGCAGCTGGAAGACCAGCAATGAACGATTATGAAAAAAATTATGTAGGACAATTATTTGAAAATGTTAGAAAAGGTAACCTATATAAAGAAGGATACACACAAGTATCAAATGTTGCAGGAATAAGAAAAGACTTATTTAATATGACAACATTAGCAGTACAAAACAGAGTATTACCAGAAGTAGTTTCTGTTCAAGCTATGTCAAGTGCATTACAATACTTACCAATCCTAGAATTTAAAGCAGGAGAAGATAAAGGTCAAGTTAAAAAGGGAGATGTATTCAATAGTGGTGCAGGATATCAAGATGTTGCAGATTCTCTATATGACAGTAGATATATTGTAAATGAAACTTTAGCACCAGTAGGACAAGCTGCAGGTGATGTTGATATAGTAATTTCAAGATTACCATTAGATGCTGGAACAATTAAAATTACAAGTGGTGCTTTAACAGCAACAGATGATGGTGCTGGAAATATTACAGGTGACTTTACAGGTACTATTGATTATATAACAGGTACAGGTAAAATTACATTAGCAACAGCTGCTACAGAAGATATTAAAATTTCTTACTCTTATGCAAATGAAGAAATAAGAAATGGAGATAAAGGACCTGCTAAAGTTACAATAGGAATTACACCTATTGAAATGAGAGCAGAAGAACATCAATTACAAGCTGTATATGCTTTATCAGCTGCTTACAGACTTGACAAAGAATTTGGTGTATCTATGCCATTAGTATTTGAACAACAAGTTGCTAATGAAATGAACAAAGAACAAGAAAGATTAGTATTTGCTGATATGTTTAACCATGCAGAAGGTGGAGCTGCAGTAGTATGGAGCTCAACACCAAGACCAGGTGTATCAGACAAAGACCATATTGATAGTTTACCAATAGCTATTGGTTTAGCTGCAAACAAAATCTACCAAGCAACAGGTGGAAATTTAGGAGCATCTTTCATCCTTGCTGGTTCTAATGCAGGTGCTTACTTTGCTAGAACAACTGGATTTAATGCAGAAAATATGCCATTAAATGGTGGAAGCTTCTATTTAGGAAAAATGGGTAACCTAGATGTATTCCAAGTACCAAGCTTAGCTCCAAATGACTTTCTAATTGGTGCAAAAGGAAATGAATACTACAATGCTGGATATGTTGTTGGTGATTATATGCCTATTACCTACACAGCCCCAGTATCACTTGCAGATTTGTCTACTCAACAAGGATGGTTAAGTATTTATGCAAACAAAATGGTAAATACAAAACTATATGTAAGAGGAAGGATTACTGTTTAATTTGTAAGAATGAAATAAAAATAAAGAGATATGAGAAATCATATCTCTTTTTGTATATAACATATATTGCACCTGTGAAACCTACTGACTACATTGGTTATATATCTATTGACAAAAGAAAATAATTATGGTATATTATATTTAGGAGGTAGATATTATGCCAAAAATAGTGAATTTAGATTTAAACAAAATTAAAGAGTTATGGGAAACAACATCATTATCTCAAGGAGACATTGCAAAAGAAGTAAATACTTCAATAGATACTGTTAGAAGAAGGATAAAATCAAATAACTGGATACGACCTAACAATTTAATTGAAGAAGAAAAGAATAATAGAATTAATAAAATTATGAGTACAAAAGTGGAAAAAGGTTTGACAGATGCCCATGATGATAACGAAGAAGAAACATTTAAAGATTTGTATTACAATACTAATTTAAGTAAACCCCAGATAGCAGAAAAGATGGGTGTAAGATTATCAAGAGTTAAACATCTTATAGAAAAATTGGATGTAAAAAGAACAGAAGAGCATATAAAGAAGGTTAAACAAGAAGTAAATAAAGAATTATTTAAAGATGGTTATAATTTTGAAAAGAAAGAGATACAAGAAAAAGTAAAGCAAACCAAATTAGAACAATATGGGAATAGAAATCCTTTTGTAACAAGTAGATTTAAAGAACAAGCAATGAATACTAAAGAAGAAAGATATGGTAATGCTTATTATAATAACAGAGAACAATCTATTAAAACTTGTATTGAGAAATATGGGTTACAAAATACAATGCAAGTAGATTTTGTTAAGGATAAGGCAAGAGCTACTAGAATGGCACATATAGATGAAATATCATTGAATATAAGTAATGCCAAATTGAAAATGTTTAGTAATCCTGAAAATAAAAAGAAAATGCTTGATAGAGTGGCTAAAACTTGCTTAGAGAAGTATGGTGTATCTTCATATATACTATCAGATGATATTAAAGTACAAACACAAAGAATATCTAAAACTAATAAATTATTTGCAGAGAAATCAGGCATAACTGAATTTGAATTTAATATAAATGAGTATAGCTATGATTTGAAAAAAGATAATATACTTATTGAAATAGACCCTACAATATCTCACAATACAGAAATATCTTATGTACATTTAACAAAAATGTGTAAAAAAGAAAATTGTAGTGAACATAAACCAGTAGAACCATATTATCATATAAATAAATCAAATATGGCATTGAATAATGGTTATCATTGCATACATATATTTGATTGGGATAGATGGGATAAAATTATATATATGATACAAGATAAAGAAACACTATATGCTAGAAATCTTACAATAAAAGAAGTTTCTAAAGATGAATGTAATTCTTTCTTAAATGAGTTCCATCTACAAAATAGCTGTCAAGGACAAACAATTAAACTGGGTTTATATAAAGATAATCAGTTAATTCAAATTATGACATTTGGAAAACCTAGATATAATAAAAATTGTGAATATGAGTTATTAAGATTATGTACACATAAAGATTATAAAGTTGTAGGAGGAGCAGAAAGATTATTTAAGTATTTCTTAAATACTTATAATCCAAATTCAATAGTATCATATTGTGATTTAAGTAAGTTTACAGGAAAAGTATATACAGATTTAGGTTTTAAACTAAACTCCAAACCAAGACCATCTAAACATTGGAGTAAAGGTAAAATGCACATAACTGATAATTTTTTAAGACAAAGAGGATATGACCAAATATTTAATACTAATTATGGTAAAGGAACAGACAATGAACTATTAATGATACAAAATGGATGGCTACCTGTATATGATTGTGGACAAGCAACTTATATTTGGAATAAAGAAGTATAATATTATACTTCTTTTTATTTAAAAACTCTTGACATATTTTAAAACTTATGATAATATATAAGCATAGTAAACAAAGGAGTGATTATTATGACAAAGGAACAGCGTAGATTATATAATAAAAGATATAGGGAAAGACATAAAGAAAAGATTAAAGAAATAAATAAAAGATATATTGAGAATAATAGAGATAAGATAAATCAGATAGCAAAAAGAAATTATGATAAAAATAAAGATAGAATTAATGCTCGTAGAAGAGAAAACTATGACGCAGAAAAAAGTAAAAAATATAGAGAAGAAAATAAAAACATAATCAAGGAAAGACAAAAAGAATTTCGTAAGAATAATCCAGAAGCAGTAAAACAATGTTCTTTAAAATATTATAATAAGAATAGAGAAAAAATTTTATATAAAAATAGTATTAATCATTGTAATAAAGACTTTTCGCCAAATCAGAATAATATGACAAATGTTACCAAATCAGAAAAATCTAAATATATACACAAAATGTCTTCAGCAGTTCCATCTGCTCATAAAAATAATAAGTATTCTAATAGAAAAGGTGTTAGATGGGATAAGAAGGATAATAAATGGTGGGGGTACATAACTCATAATAAGAAACAGATTATAGGTAGATTTAACACAGAACAAGAAGCAATAGATTACAGAATATACTTAGAAGATACTTATTATACACCAGAGCAGTTAGCAATAAGAGATAAGTACAAAAATGAAATATAAATAAAGAATATTACCTTATTAAAATATTAATGAGGAGGTATTCATTATGTATCCACATGAATTAAAAAACTTTATTGATAGTAGAAATAGTTATATAGGAGGAGATGACTTATTAAAAGTAATCTCTATTAAAGAGAACCCACAGTTAAATCATATAAAATTAAATCCTGAAACTAATGTATTTGAAATGTGGGATTATGAAGGTAATTATTATAATTTTACTGCAATGCCATATAAAGAAGCTTTAGAAAAAGGTTTAGTAAAACAAAAAGATGAACAAGAAAGATAAAAAAGTATTGACAAAATAATTTTCATTTAGTATAATATATTTAGATTAGCTGTTTGAATACATTCAAACATAAAGAGAAGTTTGGTAAGAATTATTAAACTTCTCTCTTATTTTCTGTAAAATATTAATGAATACTATTTATGTTTTTCATAAAACGTGTTCTCCTTTAAAAATAGAAAGACTGGAATCTATCCCAGTCTTTTAATATTTATACATATATCTTGTATTTCTTATCTTTTTAAATCCGTTTTTCTTATAGAATTTAATTAACTTTTTCATGTAATATTCTGTATTTTCATTTTCCATATTACTGTAACCTCCATCAGCATCTCTCTTTAGGGGTTGTGGTAATACTATTTGACAGCACGGTGTATATATGTTATTTGTGTAATATAAAATACTTGTTAAATTTTGAAGTATAAAACTTCCTATTTTTGTATTTCTATACTTTTCTTCTATAATTAACTTATCAATATAAAGTATGTTAGAATAAATACCATCTTTTGATATATAGCTTTTAATATTTCCATATCTATCTATTATAGCTGATGCCATTGGTTCTAAATCTCCTCCATAACTATCACATTTATCATAAAAGGTATAATTCATAAGAAATGGGTTATCATCTTCAATATAATTACACTTTAATCTTCCTATATCTATTTCACCATTTTCATTTAATATACTATCATCAATTTCATCGTAATCTATATCCTCAGATATATTTCCTGTAATTTTTATATATAAATTAATGATAGAACTATCTGGCTCTGCCCAGTCAAATAAATCTTTTAAATTAGTATATATGTTTGCTATTCTATTTCTATTAACTCTATAACATTCTATATTTATACTATCCAATCCAATATTTTCTAATTCTGTATTATCTAAATTTATTTTCAATTTATATTTCCTTCTTTGTTATTTTAACTCTCTTACATAATATATTGGTGAATTATATTTCTTTATAATTTGCTTTAATTCTCTATTTAAGTGTATATTCTCATTATTATTTTTAGGTATAATTTCATTTAGATTATCTCTTGTTATTCGATAATCTCCTACACTTCCATTTACTATTGTTGTAAAAGATATTAATAATATTGCTGCACTTATATACATCGCAGTATCTATTATTTCTGGTACATCACATATAGAAACTGAATAGCCATCATCTGTTTCTTCTAATTCTATCTTACAATCTACTTTATAAGGTGCTTGGGATGTAAACACTTTAGTTACTTCTAATTCATCTTTTTGTTCTGCTATTATCTCCTTTGTATTTTGATTATAGAATTTTAATTTACTGATTATATTTCCTTTTAATTCATAGTATATTATAACTTGACTAAAATCTTTGTAAATTCTATTTCTACTATTTGATATATTCTCTAACATTTCTGGTTCATCATGTTCTTGTATTAATCTTAATACTTCATTTTCATCTGGTAACTCAATTTCAAATAAGTCATGTAAATCTAAAAATACATACCCACTTGTTAAGCAATCTCTAAATGAATATGGATTTTTATTATCATTAAATTTTTTAAGTATAGGTAGTATTACATCTTTATCTATGTATATTCTGTCTAATCTATCATTTATTTTCAATGACCTATTATTCTTTAAAATATTCTTTTCCTTTTGTTCTTTGTGCATTTTAAGTAATTCTTTTTTATCCTCGTCATCAATACCTAAAAAATTCATTAATCTTTCATCTTGTAATGCTCTTTCAAATTTTCCCATAAAATTATTCTCCTTTCTAAATTTATATAACATCAATATGCTATTATATTAAATATAATATAAGTTTTAAATTTTGTCAAGTATTTTTATATAATTTTAAAAAGATGTTATAAATAGTGGAAAGGAGTGATTTAATATGCCAAATAACAAATATAATAATGATGAAATTACTACATTACATAATCTTTTAATAAGAAATAAAAAAGATAGAATTTTGACATCAGATGAAGTAAGATTATTAGATAGAATATATGAGAACATTAGTTCTAATGAACACAGAATAAAAAGATGGTTTTCTCTTGAACACCCCTTTATATTAAATAAGGAATATAATTAAATTAGAAGGGACGATAAAAATGATTATTGAGTATAAAGGTCAAAAGTTAGAAACGAAACATTATACACCTATAACAGACGAAGAATTTCTAAAAATAAAAGAAGAATATTTTAAGAAACCTACATTAGAACAAGTTAAAGACCAGATATACCAACTTACAAAAGGAAATATTGCAAATAATAGAATAACTGCATATTACTTTAAAGATTTAATGTCAAAAGTAAAATTATATTCCTGTAAGTGGAGTGTTGAGGAAGTATTTGAATGTAAAGATTTAGTTAGTTTCTTTGTATCTAAAACAGAAGAAAATAAGAAAGTATTTACAGATGATATGTCACTAGCAACTAAAGTATCAAGGTCAATACAGTTAGGTGGTAAAGGATGTGCATTACCACCTACACAATTTCCTTTAAAGGTTATTGATGAGATACTAAATCATTATAATATAAATAATAACTATTATGACTTTAGTTGTGGTTGGGGTGTTAGATTAACAGGTGCATTAAAAAATAGAATAAACTATTTTGGTACAGACCCTAATTATCTATTAACAGAAAGATTATCTCAACTATCAACAGATTGGAAATCAACTGTTAGAAATAATAGTTTTGTTGATATAAGAACACAAGGAAGTCAATATTTTATTCCAGAGTGGGAAAATAAAATAGGATTAGCATTTAGTAGTCCACCATACTTTTATTTAGAAGATTATAAGATAGGTGACCAATCATATAAAGAGGGAACAAGCTATGAAGATTGGAAATCTAATTATTTAAAGCCTACATTTGAGAATATATATAAATACTTAATTGATGATGGATATTTCTTATTGAATATAAATAATTTTGAATCTTTCAAACTAGCAGAAGATAGTATAGATATTGCTAAAAGTATTGGATTTCATTTAATAGGAGAGCATTCTCTAAATCAAACTAGACGAATAAGTTCTAAAGGGGAATTGAATGACAATAGTGAAAGAATTTTAGTATTTAATAAAAATGTAGATAAACAAACAAGAAAATCAAACAAATTATTCTAAAAGTATTGACATATAATACCATATATGTTATTATAACATTGTTAATCATAGTTCTAAAAGGACATTTATAAGTCTTTTATGTGTGAAAGTTTGCTTCAAGCAATGTGTACTTTTAAGTACCTAGCCATAAAAGGCTTATTTTATTTTTGTAAAATATTAATGAGGAGATAAAATAGGAGGTACATAAATGAGTAATTTATTAAGTACAAGTGAAGCAGCATTTAATATGGGTGTAAATGTTTGTGTAACTAAAAGAGATAAAAGGACAGGTAGAATATTACAACAAGAAAAAGGTCATAACAGATGTCTAAAACAAACATTGTTAGGTATTGCTAAATACCTAAATGGGGAATTTAACCCAACACAGCCTTTAGTAAATGCAGAAAACCCAAGTTATAGATTAGAAGATGATTGGATACCATCTTATTTAGGAATAGGAACAAATATGGGAAGTTATAATACAGGTGCTGGTGTAACAAATGTTGTTACTGTAAATGATACAAAGTTACTTTCAGAAATATCTCCAAGAATGAGATTACCTGAAAGAAATAAACTTATTGCAAGAAATGAACAATCTTATGTTCAATTAGTAATTAATACTTATCTTCCAGATGAATTATATATAGGTGCTAGAATTGCAGAGTGTGGTTTATTTGCACAAGAAACAGGTAATAACTGTTTATTTAGAATATGTCTGGCAGAGCCAATAGTAAAAGAAGTAGATACTGTTGTAGAGATTATGTGGACAATATCTATTGTTTCAATAGATAGTCAAAACAGTCCTTATGTAGAAGTTGATAAATCTGATTTAAAACTTGCATTAGAACACATGTTGGATAGATATGCACAATATACAGATGCTGGAATGACTGTTGATATAAAGCCATCTGTCGAAACAATGAAAAATGCTATGTATGATTATTATAGAAGAGATATTGACCAAGAAGGTGTTGATAAAACAGTTGCAGAATTAACAGCTGATTATAATGCTTTACCTACTGTTTAAAAAATAATTTGACAAAATATTATTTATATGTTATTATAGATATATGTATTTCAAATATGTATATCAACTGAAATGATATACATATTACCCACAAATTTTTGCTATGTGTGAGATAGCAAAATCCCATTCAAGAAATTGTTTGCCGACAATTTCTTTTTTATTTTGCTAAGATGTTATACAATATGAAAGGTAGGATTATTATGAAACAACAAGAAGTAATTATAAAATTTAAAATGGATGAAGATATGTCTAAAGAGAGTAAAATGGATATTATATATGACCTTATAAATGAAATTCAAGATAGATATATGTATGTAACAGAAGTAAAAATAGATAATGAAAAAGTTTTTGAATTTGATGACACAAAATTTAATAAGGAGGTGAAATAATGTCAGCAGATATTGTTTTTATAATTGGTTTAGCAGTTGTAGGTATTTTTTATTTTATATATAGTATTGTAGATAGAATATGTCAATATAAAGAGAGGGTATCTGAAAATGAAAGAAAAGAAAGTAAGAAAAAATAAAGTTTATTTTGCAGAAGGAGACCCAGATTATGGATGTATCTATATAGCAGCAAAAACAAGTAAAGAAGCAAAAAATATTGCATTATGTACATGGGTTGCAGAAACTGTATATAACCCATTTATAGAAATGAGAGTTTGTAGGGTATGGTCTGTAAAAGAAACAGATTATGATGGTGAACTTAATATCAAGCAAATAAATGAACTAGGAATTACTTGGTGGGATTGTCCAGAATGTGAAAAAGAAGATTTTGAAATTATAGACACTTATCACTTTAAATGCAAAAATTGTAATTATGAAGGTGAAATACCATATATTTAAAGGAGGAACTGAATAATGAAATATAATATAGGAGATAAAGTAACAGTTGAAAAGATTATAAATAAACCTGTTGTAGGGTTATATTTTGATGAGAAAGAACCATGTAACAGTTATTATAGAGTGGAAACTACAAATACAACACATGTAAAGCTAAGAGCTTCCATAGTAGAACCAGATAATGTCATATATAAAAAATCACTATATAAAAAATTAAGTAAAGATGAATTTAATAATCTTATAGAAAAGAATAAAACTATACTTCCAGTAAAAATTAAACATAAATATAATAAAGGAGATACTATAAGGGAAGGGTTTTATAAAGGATATATTATTGCAGATTTTATTTTAGATATGGATAATTATAAACACAGTATATACAAAATCTATTCAAGTACAAACACAGAAACTATTAAGGTTTTATATTCCTTTATCGATAGTGAAATAGATGTACCAGATGATGATTATTCTTCTTATAATAGATTCCCTACATATACTTATGATTATTTAAAAGAGCATAATATCCCTATTGTAGAAGTAACTCTTTGGAATAAAGATATAAAAGAGTTCCAAGGTTCATATTATTATGCTAATTCAGCTAAACATTGCTTATTTGAAGGGTGTTATGCTTTAGCCCCTGTAAAAAGACCAGTCATAGATAAATGGTGGTTACCTTGTAAAATATTAAATACTAATGTGAATTTAGAATATGTAAAAGATACTATAATAAAGGCATGTGGTGGAAAATTAGATAGACTTGGATTTCCTATTGATAAAATATATGGAATGAATAATTAAAATATCTATTAGAATGACAAACCAGAATAGATTTCTGGGTAATTTAAAATAAAAGTAATATAAGTTTATAGGAGGAATATTAATAATGAAATTTATATATCCTGAATTGATAAGACAAATAAATGATGGTTTAATTATACCTAATAAATTATGGGTAAAAGATTCTAATGGAATTGAGTGGTTTTGGAGAGATGGTGGATTTATGACTGGAATGAGAAGTGGGGATACAGAAGCACCACTTATATACATAACAGATAAGTATAATATTGTAGATTTATATTCATTAGAACTTATAATATTATGTGATAAAGGTGTTTATCATAAAGTACAATATACTATTGAAGATATAATAAATAAATATGCACACGATAAAGATGTAATATATTTTAGAAATACAAAAGACAATTCTCAATGGGAATTTATACCACTTAATAAGTCTGTAATAAGTACAGAAACAGGTGAAAGTATATTTGATTTTCTAAATGAAGATGAAGTGTCTATGGCTAAATTTGAGATAATATGGAAAGAAGAAAGTTTGCCTAAAGAGGAAATAAAATCAATAACCTTAGATAGTGCATTAGAACAAATCAATGAAGTTAGAGAAATATTAAATAGATTAGAGAAAACTATAACATCAACATATCATATTGAAGCCTAAATTTAGGCTTCTTTCTTTTTGGTAAAATATTAATGAGGAGATTACTCAATTTCAAAGGAGGTAAAATAAGTGGCAGATACAGATTTAAACAAAGTAATTAAAATGGATTATGTTCCTGTCAAAATAAGTTATACAAGTAAAGATTATGCATCTATATTAGATGATTTAATAAATTCAGTTTCAGGAATAACAGAGAAATGGCAAGTTTTAGATGATAATGACCCAGGAGTAATAATGATAAAACTTATGTCAATAATAGGAGATATGCTATTCTATACTCAAGATATGCAAGCCCTAGAAGTGTATCCTAATTCTGTTACTCAAAGGAAAAATGCTGCTACGATTTATAAATTAATTGGTTATAAGATGAGGTGGTATAGAAGTGCAACTTTAACAATGCAATTAGTAAATACATATAATCAAGCTGCTACCCTACCTAGATTTTGTACCTTTACTACACAGGATGGTATATCATATACTACATTTAAACAGTATGAATTAAAAAATAATATGACCAATAATGGTGTTATAAATGAGGTAGAATTAATACAAGGAACACCTATTACACCAGTTAGAGTTTCTACAAACCCTTATCCAGGTGCAGGTAAACCTTGGCATAGTATATATGGTTTCAATTATACCACAGATGATTTAGTAAATAATAGAATTTATTTAAGTGAAAAAATGATAGATGATACTCATATTATTTTAGTAGATGATAGTAATGAGGAATGGATATTAAAAGATAATATTTATTTAACTACTACTGTTGGTAAGTTTTTTGAATTTGGTGTAGATGTTAATGATAATCCATATATAGAAATTATAGATTATTGGGGTAATTTTAATATTTCTAAATTTAAGTTATTTACTATTAGAACATTAGGAGAAAATGGAGAAATTCTTGCAAACACATTAAAAGAGTGTACAGGTAATGCTTGGGCTTTAGGTGGTACACCTTCAAATCCACAAACATATAATGTTCAAGGATTTTTACATTGGACACATGGAGATAGTAGTTGGGGTTATAATTATGAAACACCAGATGAGGCTAGAAAGAATACACCTAAATTTCAAAACACAATAGATACACTTATTACTCTAGCAGATTTTGAAAGAGCAACATTAAGATTAGATGGTGTTGCTAATGTAAGAGCAACAGATTTAACTAATGACCCAGGAATGTCTGTAAATTATCAAGTTGGAGATATAAATGAAGATGGTAGGATAGATGTACAAGATTATAATTTACTGAATAACTTTTTAGCAGACCCTACATTATACCCACTAACACCATACCAAAGAAGATTAGCAAATTGTAAAGGAAGTAATGATGGTGTAATTACAACAGAAGATTTACAAATGTTAGGAAATTATATTAGAGGAGATATATTCGATAGTAGTAATAATCCATTAACAGGAAATATAGGAACTAAATCAATACCTGATATTGAAACACTTACAAATTTTGTTGTAAAACTATATATATTAAGAACAGAAGCTTATGAAGACTATCCTGACGAGGAATTTGAAACAATAGTAAAAACATCTTTACAAGAATATAAAATATTACCACTACAATTAGTTGTAGATTTGCACTCAATAGCTAATTACTACTGGACAATAAAAGGAACATTTATGACAAAAACACCATTATCAAGAGATGAATTACAAACAATAATGGTAAATATAAATAATCAATTAAAATATAAATATTCAATAGAGAAAGTTAATTTTAATACTATAAGAAATTATAGAGAAATTATAGAAACTATTTTAGCAGTTGATAGTAGAATATTGATGGTAGATTTAGACCCAATACAATATACAGATGTACAAGGAAATATAGTACCTAAAGAACAAGTTACGGGAAAATATAAACTTACAATACCTAGATTAGATAATCCAAAAGATTCTGATAATCTTGATTATAAATTTACTATTCCAAATGTACCTCTATTGCCAGGTTCAATAATGATAAAAGTTATAACACAAAGTGATGAATATACATTGAGAGATAATAATAATGGTGCAATATTTAATATTGATGGTATTCTTCAAAAGAATGGTAAAATAGATTATATTACAGGAGAAGTCACATTAGCATTTAATATGCCTGTAAATGCAGATTTACAAATAGATTATGTTCATAATGAATGTACTATTGCAAGATATGAAAACTTATCTACAAACTATTTCTACTTTGAACCAGGTTCATTAGAAAAAGCATATATGCAAGATTTAATATAGGAGGTAGAGTATGAATTATAGCATTATAGAAAGTAAAAATAGTATCCCATGGGTTCTTAGGCAATCAAGAGATATGCAAGCTTGGTGTAAACTATTTGATTTACTTTTAAATAACTTCAAAACTAATACAGATTACTGGGTGTCTTTAATCGACTATGACCAATGTCCCAATCACTTGTTGCCTCTTCTTGCCAGTTATGTAGGCTATAGATATGATTATACAGAAAGTTATTATACAAACAGACTTATAATCAAAAACTATATGAATATGATTAGGAATAGAGGTTCTGAAATTGGTATGTCATTAGCAACAGCATTATCTGTAAATGCTTTGGGTGAAATAGATAAAGTTGAAAGTTTATCAATGTTTCATATAGATTATGTTGTTAAAGATGGTAAAATCAAGATATATATTTACTTTCCAGCAAATATGAGTAAAGTTAGAGATTTAATAGAAGTAGTTAGACCAGCAGGGGTTGGTTTAGAATTAATACCAGCAGAAATTATATCTACAATAGATGAAATTCAAATTTGGACTTATGTAGACCCACAAAAATTTAGTTATGATATTACAAGATACACAGTAAGAGATGAGCATTTAGGAGATAAATTAGGGGATGATGGAAGTGAAGATATGACCCCATGGCAATTCTCTAATGAAGGTGTTGGTTTTGCAGAGGTTGAAAATGAGAATAGACTGAGAGATAAAAATAAATATGACTTTTTAGAAGAATAATAGAAAAAGACTGTATTTAATACAGTCTTTTATTGTTCATTTAATTTTAAACTTATATAGTTCAATATATTTACAAACTTACTATGCAGTTCTCCGTCTATTGGAAAATAACCTATATTATCTTTTTCACATAAAACATTTTCAATATCTACTAATTTATCATATTGTTGTTCGTCTATTACATCTGAGTTTATAATTTTCTCATTTAAGTTCCAAAGTTCATTCCATAAGTAAGTTGGAAATACATCTTCATTCCATACTTTATTTATAGTAGATTTTTCTTCAATATCAAATAAAACTTTTTGAATTATAAGTTTTATATCTTTATCTATTTTAATAATTCTATCTGGTTTTGCCATATTTAGTAATACTTGTAAATCCCATCTAATACTATCTAATTTTTCATTTAAGTAACTTTTGTATGGTTTTTCTCTAGTATATATTTCTATTTCAATAGCTTTCAATCTATCTTTTATGTTACCAATAGCACTTTTAGCTATTCCTATTTGATTTTCGTTTAAATAATCCATAATATTACCTCCTATCCAAAGGCTTCTACTGTGTATAGTGTTCTTTTACCACTTTCCCATTTTGCTATTGCTTCTAATGTTGATTTAATTTCACCAGTACCCCAAATGCTTTTATTTAATTTTAAACCAGCATTGTTTAAAGCATCTTGTAATGCTGCAGATTTCTTCTCATAACCCCAACCAGTTGCTCTTCCTGAAGCTCTAAAATTTTCTTTACCACTAACCCAAATACAACAAGTTACAGTCCCACCTTTAGTACAATAAAATCTACAATCTATCCAATGATAAAATTCTTTGTCTAAAACTATATAACTACACCAAAAATTATCTTCTTTCCTATAATTTATATTAAGTTCTTTTTTCTGTTTCTCTTTTCCTAAAATTTTAATTTTATCTTCATACAT